TATATATATATATATATATATATATATATAATATAATATAGAACTAATAATATTCAAATAATTAATTAAATCTATATAATTCCTTACAGACAGACAAATTACTGTTCAGTTACTGTGTAGTTCTCAAGTCCATCCAATTTTCTCAACTTTTTAAATTATCTCAACAATCTCAACAATCTCAACATTTTGACGATTTTGAAAAATTTTTCGCCGCCCTCACCAAAAATAAATTTTGTTCAATCTTGTAACTTACATTTTATTAATAAATCTATATATATATCTATATATAGTTAACCCGAACTAGAATTTTGTTGAGATTGTTGAGATTGTTGAGATTGTTGAGATAATTTAAAAAGTTGAGAAAATATGATAGACGCGGCGGCGATGCATTTATGCACAAATTGACGCATACCCTGTGCATAAATGCACAAAATTAACACAGCGGCGATGCATTTATGTGCAAAATTGATGCATGCATTAGGTCGCTAGTAGACGCAGCGGCGATGCATTATTGTCATAATTTTATGCCAAATCGCATATAATATTACTGAGGAGGCGATATACTTTGTATAAATATTTCGCTACGAACGAAATCACAGGCCAAAAGATGTGTTGTAGCTCCGACGGGCTTATTCATTATGAGTTAGGCGTATGTCCGCATTGTGGTAAGCATGACACGTTTACGCACAGTGACAAGGTATTAATCTGTGAAGACTGCTACAGTAGACGTGCAAGTTATTACTCCACTAAATCGTCAATCTCTGAGAATAGCCGGCAAGCCACGCTGCTTAGGTACAAGGCACTCATACAACATTATATACGCCTAAAGCTGCAAGGTATTACCTACATGTTACCAAGGGACCTTGAAGAGCAGCTTGAACGTGTAGATAGTCTGCTTGGTCGTCAGAAGGCACCAAAGCAAACAACCTATGGAGTCCAGCTGGATACAGAGTATAGATGTAAAGACTGTGGACAACAGGTTACTACAGGTGTTCCTTTCGGCAATAAGGTACGCTGTGTAGATTGCGCTAGTCGGTACCACAGGTACTCGGCGCTGTGTCGCCGCATCACTGTGCTGACGCAGGCTGAGGTGGATGAGCTGCATGGGATACTTGACACGTACAAAGAGTTTATGTACAAGGGTGGCTGGTCACCTAATATACCTAAAGTTCGTAAGCAGCTTAGAGACTTGTACGGCTAATTGAGGAAGTGCACATGACGTACATAGCTACAAACGAGAACGTTTATTGTAATTCAAACGGCGAGGCGCTTCATGGCTTAGATGTTACGCCCTACATAAATAATAGGCAGGAGCTTGTAGCTCCTGCCTTAGCTATTTAAGTAAGCATGCTGCCTCCCACTATTTTCCTTTGTAGTTACAAAACGTATCGAGGTCAAACTCAAAGTGCTCACAGTTACACGAGAAGTCGTGTCCGCACGTGGGCCAATCCTGTTTGCAGTATACACATAAGTCACCACCTGTAGCACAGGCGTGCTTTAGCGTCGCCTCATACACATCGCGCCGTATATACAGGTCCTTAACGTAGTCGCATTCTATCTGCCACAGTCTGTAGTAATGCTTGGAGTCTTGCATAGCCTTATCGCATAACTCTTTACGCGTGAGGTCAAAGCAGTCACAGAGCCAATTCAGCGCGGCGGCGCAGCATCTTTGCCAGACCCGCTTAAGTTTTGCGATTAGCTTGGTTAGTAGCTTCATCGTCGTCTTCCTCCTTAGATGTTGAGTGTTCGGGTGTTTGATGGTCGTAGATGTTGCCTATGACGTCAAGCTCCTCGTCATCGGCTATGTTCGTGATGTAGCCCGAGATGTCCTCGTGCCACCTCACCGCCTGCGTATGCTTTAGGACAGGTCTACCAGAGCTGTAGAGCTTACTGCGCACGATATCGCCCTCGAATATCTTACGCCCATGCTTGTCTTGGACGCCGAGGTATCTACAGATGGTGTCCGGGTCAACCGGTATTACCTTGCTGGTGTTGGGTATCGCTATGCAGTGGGTGTTCTTTGTGAAGATGTAGTAGCCCTCAATCCAGCGACCGTTGCTAGTGCGCTTACCCCTAACCAGCAGCTGCTCGAGGACCTGCCTGACGTGGTGGCAATCGTATCCCCCTGCCTGTAGCTTCTGTCTCGTGGCGCGCTGCGCGGTGTCGCAGGAATTAAGTAGCTCACAAGATGCGCAGCTCTTCATCGCTTCATCACTCCCACTCCCAGCTTTCCAGCACTATAGGTCTGCAGACGTTAACTACTATGGTGTGAGGGTAGTTGTGCAGGATGTGGTCTACAAAGTAGTCCTCATCGTAGACCGAGCACCACATGCGCCCGAAGTATTCAGCGGCATGGCGGCGCACCGTCGCTTCGTCTGGTGCCTCGAACAGCACGTAGTAGCCGACCAGGCCACGGCAGAGGCTTAGATAGTATCTATGCATGACAGTTCCTCCGCTCCTATGAGTTCAAACTTGGCCTTGTTGCTATTGAACAGGCAAAGGCAAAAATCGCCACTCGGTAGCAGGCTTACCAGCTCACCTTTGTCGTTATGCGTGCTTGTAGATATAGCTATATGTGATAGCTCGCCACCACAGGCGCAGACGAAGCCATCTGCGTACCAACATATGCTTAATACCTGCAGCTCTTCGCCGAGGTGGTCCTTAAGCCACGCAAATGCGTCGTCAGACAGTATACCTTGATGCTCAATTGACTTAACTATTATTTTCATTAGTACACACTCCTAAATGTATTTGTGATGCCGTCGCCGGTGGCGCAGAACCAAAGATACTCTGCGCCGAGCTCCCTGTAAACCTCAACGCCCTGCTGCTCAAGTGACCAACGGTGCAAGACGCTGTATGCCGCCTGTAGGTTCTCTTCTGAGGGCGGAAGGCCGTATCCGTGGAACTGCCCAGGTGACCTACAGATGCCTGCTATTGTAGATGCCCAGCCTTTGCTAAATCTGTTGCAGACGCACCAGCCTACCATGCACTGCTGCTCCCATGAGCAGTTGCCAGCCTCACCAGCGATGGTGCTGGCAAGTGCATAGAGGTCTTCGTCTGTGAACATGTTGGTGTATTGGCGCTGCGTCAACAGGCCGCCAGTGCACACAGACGGTGGGGTGCAGGGGCCTATTGGTGGTTCGGTTGCTTTGTTGGCTGCCTCGCGGGTAGCTAGCAGTATGATGACTAGCGCACTAGCGAGGACTATTAGGGCTTTAAGCTTTTTGGTCATAGTATTTCTTGTACCGGGCGCCGTTGTAGCTTTAGGCGCCCTAACTTGGCGAGCTAGGCCTTTAGGCCTGACACCATCAATAGTGCCGCTACCTCGCTAGTTTCCGTATGTACTCTTCTACGTTGTGTGGCTCATCTACTACCACTCCAGTACTTTTATAATGTAATGCTCTGGACATGTTACATCTGTATCAGTATGCTCGTCGTGGATGACTACTTTAATTGAGTCGTTTCTGGAGGGCTTAAAGCGTTTAAGTAGTATGCCACTGAGTCCGTTGAAGGTTCTCACGCGACTACCTATCCTGTAGGTGACGCCCTGTTGTACTGTACTGTTAAATCTCATTAGTCCGTGTATACGCAGATTATGCCTGCCTCGTCTCTGTAGCCAAAACACAGATTGCCTCTGTCGCATATTATTGCAAGGTCTTTGCTGCTCAGCCCAGGCCTGTTCTTAAGTATGCGGTACTTCTTGTGGGCGTATCCAGTACCAATGTTCTGCACTATTATATCCGCGTCGGTATCCTCAGGGTCCCATGAAATGCTGTATAGCTCCCTCAGCTCTTTGTATCTGTCGTAGTAGTTCATTTGTTATAGTATGCCTCCTCGTAATCGTAGAACTTGTTGAGAATTCTGTCAAGCACTGCTGCGTAAGTATCGTCGTAATCAGGGAGCAGCGACTCAGGATTAACACGCAGTATAGGTCTATACTTTGCCTTCAGCTCATCGTACACATCCTCAAGATAGTACTCAGGGTCTTCAGTCAACTCCTCACTGAGCCACTTCAGGAGCTCAGGCGGGGTGGCGCTGGTATCCAGCGTTGGGTCCGTCACGGTAGCATGACTAGCTCGCTCAGTATAACTACTAATCATGCTGTCGAGGTCGGCTGTGAGCTTCACGCTTCTACCGTCACTGCGCCGCGGCGGCTGGAGGCCGCAGGCACGCTGCGCGTCGTACAGTGTGTAGATTTTATTGAGCTCTGTGCGCTCCAACTCAGTTAAGGTGGGCTTCTTCTCGAGATACTTTGCACGAGAGTTGATTTTCTCACAGGACCTACACGTGGTGTAGGTCCCTTTACGTCCGCCATAGTATGGGCGGAACTGTTCTATAGGCTTTAGCTCGCCACATTGCTTACAACTTTTTACATTCATTGTTTCCACTTCCTTCCACAATCGAGGCATATAAGCTCGACTTTATTTGTACTACCTGCTGCAGCACCTACAATGCCGACAGGTCCAAGCAGCGCGGCGCCTATAGTTGCGCCAGCGATAGCTTTACCCGTGCTGAACTTTTTGCCGTAGACTGTTAGGTTTTTACTGTTGCAGCGAGGACACTTAGGACCAAACTGCTCGTTGTAGGTCTGTTGTAGTTCTGACATACGGGCCTCAGCGCGCTCAGCACGTTCTTTCTGCACGTCTGTTTCGCCCATAAGCCACTTGACAAACTCACCCATTAGGTACCTCCTAATACACTTTGCTTTGCTAGCTTCTCAGCAAGCTGTCTTGGGTATCCTTGTGTAAGCAGCTCATTGAGGGTCTTGGTGTAGATTTTAAGTGTCTCAGACATGATTACCTTAGGGTCTATAGTTGGTGCGGGAGCCGGTGGCGCTTCGACTGTCACCTCAGCGTCAAATTCAGCTGTAGCCTCGCAGCATTTTCGAGCCTTGTCAATCATACCATTACATGATGACAGGTTTTCATCGTATAAGCGGCATGCATAGCCATTCTTAGTCTTATCGCAGAATCTACACAGTTGACCGTTTTCAAAGTCACAGAAGTTCCAATCAGGTACTGCATACGACACTGATACCCTAATACGCTTCATATAGATTGCTCCATTGTAATAATTTTCATCCATCTACGCGCCAGCTCTTTGTGCACCGCCTTGGCGAAGGTGGGCAGGTAGACCTTGCGGTATGTTGTGGGGTTGATGCACATTTCGCCTTCATTAATCATTGTATTGACACGGCGGATATATGCATGGGTGTAGCCGGTTGCGGGGACGATTGAGCTTACTAGTTCTGCTTCGATATCAAGCAGGACGCCATCATCTTCACGTGACAGCAGCTCTTCGAGGGTCATTCTTTTCATTGGTTAGTTCCTCCAGTCAGTAAAGTATGTCAAAGATGTAATCCATCTCAAGACCGAGTTCGTTAAGCATGATTTCCTCAGCTTCGCTGTAGCTTCCGTTACAGTTAAGGATAGCTTCGCGTACCTCAGATACCTGACGCTCCGCCTCTTCTACACTGATACCATCGCGGCGGCGCAGGATTTCAGCGACTTTGCTCATAATGTGTCGCCCTCCATCCAGAATTCTGTACAGTCATAGTCATCTGCATCGAGTACAAGCGTCCCATTGTAATACATATCCTGTACTTTGCTGCGCGCATCTTCTTTTGAGCATGCATCAACCCGCACTATTTTACGCAGCGTCTCAGTCACATACACCTCATAGGTTTCAAGCTTCGCACGCTCAATACCAATGTCCTCAGGGGTCACTACTTCGTGCAGGTCCTTGAACATCTCTATAGCCTGCTCCTGTGCGTCAAGCATTATTTCTTGTGTGAGGTCCTCAATTGCACAGTCCTCTGAGCAGTATAAGTTGCCAGATACGGCATAGATTTCTTCGACCTCAGCGAGGTCTCTACTACAGTGCATACATTTGGTCATTATATGAGTCCCTCCAGTTTGAAGGCAAGCTCCTCTGCAACTTCGAGTATCTCGTCACCTGCGGGAGTAAGCTTACTAAGGAGCTCTGCGTCGCTCCAGCGGTCTTCGAGCTCGAGGTGGCACTTGTCATTCCAGCGAATCTTATCGAGTGCAGCGATCCTTACGCTGTCAGCAGCGGATTCAAGCAGTTCTGCGGAGAGCTTAATTTTGGCAAGTTTCTTCATGGTAGTTTCCTTTCTGGCTTATAGCCTTAGCGGTAGGTCGCAACCCTATTTATGGTGTGGGACTTTTGTATGAAGTCCCTCCTGAACCCTCGATGTTATTATAAATAGATGTAGTCAGCAGCAAACTCGTCGTCGCTTATCTCTTCTATAGACAGCAAAGAGACACGGGTGCTTATACCCATCTGCTCATACTCTCTGTTCCAGCGATCAACGGTCGCTTTAGCCTGCGCCTCGGTTTCAGCAAAGTGGCAATTCTCGTAACCACCATCTGCCCAACCCTTGCAGTGAATAAAGAACCTAAATCGATACATAGCTGCTCCCTTCAGTAATTTTGTTACTTGGTTACTCATGGCACTTGCCAAGCGACTCGGCTATAAACTGGCTGAATGCTTCTGCACCCAGATTTATCCTGCCTTCGTGCCACTGTTTTTCCGCTATTGCAACGGCTTCTGCTTCAGACGACGCCTCAATCTCCACAATTGTTTCGAGCAGCTCAGCTACACTTATACTGAACTTCTGTTTGGGCAGAACGTCCTTTGTAGCTACAATCTCAGCGGCCTCGCTGTACTCTTCTTCAGCGGTATCGTGAGCGTTTCTGATGATTTCACGCTCATTGTACGCAACAGCGCATGCCTTTGAGCAAAACAACATGCCATACATTGCATGCAGCTCTTCAGTGTTCTCAAGAGGCTTGTGACAAAACTTACATTCAGTCATTTCTTGTACTTCCTTTCAGCAATTCTTGTTTTCTTGTAGCATTCTCTACAATCGCGACGGTAGCGTGTCTTACCGTGACTATCCTTACCGTCCTTGTAGAACGCACTAACATCTTTAACTTTACCACATGTGCCACATACACGTGTGGTTTCAGTGTCCTTGTCACCTATATAGCTGGTGACAAATACGTCGGTGAGTCCCACAACTGCCTCCTTTCTCAATGCGTCAGCTGGGCGACTATAGACATGATTTCAGTGTAGACCTCACGGCCAGAAGTGCTGAATCTGTCATAGTCATAGCCCATAAGTTCCAATAGTTCTGCTAGCCTCACTAGCAACTCATCTTCAGGCATTTCACGAACAACCTCCTTAAGACTGGCCCAGCATTTGCTGGGCCAAAGTTTGAGCTGTGTTTCACACTCTATAATTAATTATAACATATTCTTATGAAGTTGTGTTCAGTTTTACGAGAAACGATGTAGTAACTACACCGTTTCTTCGTGACTAGCAAAGGCTTCATTAACATAGAGCGGAGTTAAATGGGGACGATTATTCAGCGTGTATATTCTATCAGACCAGCGAGACTCCCCTGCCTTTTCACCAGCAGCCCTGATCTGTTCTATCGTGGCATCAAGATTGTCTGCGTGATGCACTATATAAGCTTCGATACACTGCGGAGTAACCGGAGAGCCATACTCAAGGCCACCGTGGTGAGACAGTATTATGTGCCTTAGCAGGCGTACCTTGGCGTAAACGTAGGGGTCTTCCACATCTACATGCGTCTCGGCAAAGTTGCCGATAAACTCGGCACCCATAAAGATATGCTCATACAGCATACCGTTTGAGGTCATGTCGATACTAACTCCATTTACCTTGTAGGTAAAGAGTTTACCAATGTCGTGAAGCATACCACCAACAACGGCAAGGTCCCAGTTAGCTCCAACAGCCTTAGCTATAGCTCCGGCTATTTTAGCCACACTGTAAGAATGCACGAGGGTGCCCCCAACATACGCATGATGTACCTGCTTAGCGCCCGGCACCGTAATCCAGAGCTCCTGTAGCTCCTGCAACACTGCAAGAGCTATCTCACGGAGCGTGTCATCTTTGACTTCTGACATAAGACTGAATGCATCCTTGTAGGTACCACTGATGTCTACATCAGATGACGGCATAAAGTCGGCCAGTACCTTGGATGTGTTTAGGACCATAGACTTAATGTTCAGCTGCTTGGTGCCCTGCCACTCAGTGACTTGGGCGCGGACATCTACAATGGCGTTGACCGCCGGGATGTTACCAGAAGTCCAGTCCCAGTAGTTTCCGTTGATAGTGTCCTTACCGTCGAAGAATTCTACGGCCAAGTATGGCTTCTTTGCTCGAGTCTCTCGGGCTGTCGCAGACTTAACTACAAGCGTTATGTCGCATATCTTGTTGAGTTCAAGCTCATTTATCCGCATGTTACTTCTCCTTCGGTGTGTACCATACTGCATTCTTTTCATCTGCAAGGTCCATCCCAGCAGCTACTGGGATTGCCTGCTTAATCAGCTCAATCATCTGACTAGCAGGTTTAAGTACACTATTGCCCTTGTTGATCGGCATAACGATAGGCAGTGTAAGTCCATCTTTGCCCGGCGTCCATACGCCGTCACGTTTACGGTAGTAGAACTCGCGGATATTGATGTACCTGAAACCCTCTCTTGTCGCCGCGGCGATGACGAACTTTATTCCGTCGGACTTGCGGACCTCACCTACTTCTACAAAGTTGTCCCATATCTTTTTCGGTTTTGCTGTTGCCATTAGTTTTCCTCCTTATTGTATACGTCGTCAAGAATACGACAAATTTCAAACATTGGTACGTCTTTGGCATATGTAGTACCGTTTATAACAAGCTCATACATGCCACTGCTTGTCGATCTGACTTCTACTGACTTAATCATGCTCAGGTCTCCAGTTATTTGTAGATATTAAACACATCACCATTAAATACGTCGTAATTCATGAAGTCGAATGATACAGGCTCCTTAAAGCCTACATCATTGTCTTCAACTTTTTGACCCCAGCTAGGGTCACCATACTCGGCGCCAGCGGTGATAGGGCACCGAAATGTTGTAAAATCAGACATCAACCAACGAAGTACCGGAATGTGCTCAGTCTCATCGTTATTGAAATTGATAACAACCTCGTCATGAACTATATTGGTCATATGCGTCTTGAGGCCGTTGTACATAATATACTTGTACATACCTACAATCTTGTGCTTGATATAGTCCGCGGCGCAGCCCTGAATAAGCGCATTAGGCGCCTTGTAGCAGTCATCAGGGTCGAGGCGGCGACGCCTTCCATAGAAGTTCTTTACGTAGCCTCGCATCTTAACGACCTGCTGCACGGTGTCGATGAATACTTTAGCTTCGGGTAGATTGGCAAAATACGTAGCTCGCAGATGGCTTGCTTCAGTTTCGGGTACCTTAAGCAACTCGCCGAGGTGACTTATACCTACGCCATAGATAAGGGCGAAGTTAATAGTCTTACCCTTCTGGCGTGCCGCAGAGGCTTCCTCATCGCCTTCTTCTACAAGCTTAACGAACTCATGTAGGTCTTTGTGGAATATGGTAGCGGCTGTAGCGGCATGAACATCGTAGCCGTGAGCAATTGCATCCAGTAGTGAGGCGGCCTTGGCGTAATGCGCAAAGAGTCTGTACTCTACTTGGTCAAGGTCCATGAACCACATTGTGCAATCATCGTCTGGGATGAATGCGCGACGGATACGTTTATCCTTTTTAGGAAGCGTTTGCAGGGCAGGTTTTGTGATGGACATACGACCTGTAGTTGCCTCGGTTTGATTGATTGAGCCGTGTACTCGGTCAGCAGAGTCTCTCTGGCTGTAGATACCTTCCGCGTATGTTATGCGAAGCTTGTCGTACTTTCTAAACTCCAGAATCTTCTTGACTATCGAAACCCCATGAACTTCTGCTAGGTTGTTAAGAACGTCTTTGTCAAGCTTTGGGTTGCCTTTATCAGTTCTACCGATAAGGTTAGGGTTGACGCCGAGGCGCATTAGCACGTCATATAACTGCTTGCCGGAGTTTATATTGAATAGGCAACCGGCCTCATCATAGATAGCTTTCTCAGACTCATCACACAGCCGCTGCAGCTCTTCCTTGAGAGGCACCTCATAAGCGTTGTCGACTTTCATGCCATAGCGCTCCATGGCATACAGCACAATCATAAGCTCAAGCTCATTGTTGTACAAGTCAACAAGGTCGTCTGCCTCAAGGCGCGGGTACTCATTGATGAAGGTCAGATAGCAGTTCCAAACGTCGGCATTAGCGTATTCGCTCAGTAGCTCCCGTGGTATCTGGTCATACCTTGCTACTTTGTTTATCTGCTTATAGGCATCTACCATAAACTCAAACTTTGTAATGCCACCTTTATAGTGAGCGGCAAGGTCACGCAACTTAAATGATGGCCTGTTCTCATCGGCAAGCTTTGTAAGAACTACAGTGTCGTGTACTTTGCCGATAATTTTACACCCAGCGTTTGCAAGCATATGCATATCGAACTTTGTATTATGCGCAATCTTTTCAATGGTCGGGTCCTCAAGTAATGGTGCCAAAGCTCTCAGCTCTTTGAAGCCCGTTTCAATACTATCAAAAAGCGTGTAGCTATTTTTGCCATCACAGATTGAGATGCAAAACGGATAGTCTTGAGGTGTGGCAGATTTGCCTGAGCCTACCCAGCGCCTAACGACGCTAATAGGAACTTGCTGGCTGTTGGCATAATATGGGTGTGTCTCTGTATCGAACGTTATAAAGCGCCGCCCCCTAAATTCAAAGGGCTGGACTTTACTTAGCAGCTCTGCTGCTGTCTCAACTACGTGAAAGTTGCTGACTTTATGTTCTTTTGCGAAGGTAGCAGGTACGTAGCTATATCCGTTTCCTCTCTGTATAACAGGTCTTTTCTTTGGCTGAATGGCCAAGACTCATCACTCCTTTCTATTATAATTATATCATATAAGTATGCGGATGTAAATAGGTTCTCATAAACCTTATCTAGCCGCATTTACAGAACAAATTAGCCAAGCGTAGCATACGAACCTGTAGCAAGTATTTTACGAACCTTTTACAGGTTACCCGGAGTATTTGTTTTTGAGGTACGTATACCCGCGGGGTTAATTTTAACCCCCAGCAAGTTAGGTAAGTTTATACGAGTACCTGACATAGTGCTTATTGAAGGCTTTTGAAGCTATACGTTCCACTTTTCCTGCCTCTATAAGGTCTATCAATGCATATCTAGCACGCGTCTGCGGCAAACCGGCTTCTTCAGCAATTACACGTACGGCTACAACCTGTCCTTCCAGAGCCCTAATAGCCTTAATGACGGCCTCCTGTTCTTCTGCTGTAGTTTCAATTGTAATCTTAGGCACTTTATTCACCTCCTACTAGTCCGTGATGTTAAGTTATTTAGTATAAGCCGAGCATATTACGGGCTTATACTAAGTGGCGTGGGCTTACTGCAACTTGATTACTCTTATCCCCGCGGCTTTTAATAACTCAATCCCAGTAGTATCCTTCCACTGTTCAGAGTAATAAACTGCAGAGAAGCCACCAGGTGCGTTAATTATTGCTGCGGCGCATTGCTTACAAGGGCTTAGCGTAACAAACATTACCTTGTCTGGTGCGCTACTGGTGCACTTGACCAACGCATTGATCTCAGCATGGATACATCCGTATTTACCGTCAATTGCGCACATGCAATCTACGAGACCCTTTGGGCCACCGTTGATACCTATGCTGTACACCTGCGACATATCTTTGTCTGTTATTACTGCAGCTACTTGGCGCTCTTTACACTTTGAAAGTGTAGCCAGGTCCTCAGCAAATCGTTTAAATATTTGGGCTCTGTTCATGTCCTTTTAGTCCTTCGAATAAGTCACTAAATGCGTTTAACTCGTCTGTTAAATCCAAAACACCCAGTAGGATTTTACGCTCCTGTACATCCAATAGTGCTTTGTCTAATACAGGCATTGTAGATGGGTTATCTACTGTGCTGATTGCGTCATTAATAAAGTTATTTAGAATTACAGCTTTAACGGTCAGATTGTTTATCACTATTTGCATGTCGCGCAACGGCAGCATCTAACCTCACCTCCAAGTAGTTTATGATACCACGTAGTGCTGGCTTTTTATTAGCATCTACAAGGCGCTTGAATGGGTCTTTTTGTATCCTGGCCGCAGATGCGCAGCGCTCACATGCAGGTACGATATTCCAGTCACAATACCTACCACCTTCAGAGAATTCTATAAAGTATGACCTAGCATCTATGGAGTCAGACCCACAGTACGCACATCCGTTGAAGTGCTGGCAGGCTTCTAGCCACTGACTTTCTGTGAGTGTTGGGTAGTCTTTAGGAATACTCTTAATTTTACCTAACCAAGCTGCGTATATAGCCGCGTACTTCTTGTACTCTTTAGCACGGCGGCGCCGTTGCGCTGGGGTGTTGTATAGGCTATTGAAGCAGCTGCGACAGAATTTACCTTCCACAAGCTCCTCAGCATACTCGCCACATTCACAGCAAGCACCGTGTGTAAGTACCGTGCCACAAACTATACAGGTGCCAACTCTTGATGTGGCTGGGTAAACCCAGCCACATTTGTCACAGACCCGTGTATTCATATGTAACTACAGGTATAAGATGAGGCACCTGCAGCATAAGCTGCTCAAAGCCCATGCATATCTGCTGGAATGTTTCGTACTTGGTGATGTAGTCTTCACCGCGTGAAGTGCACCTCTTCCATAGTACCTGCTCAGGAGCCGTGCAGTAGATTACCACAGCGCCTCTCTTAGCGAGCTTCCGTTCAAGCTCATACATCTGTGGATACGTGATAACTGATGCATCACGCATAACCGGACCATACACCATCTCAGAGTACCAGCTTCTGTCAAATATGCAGTTCTTGCCAGAATTGATTACATCAAGATACTCGTCCATCATGCGCTTCTTATCTTCATCAGACTTCGGCTGGGTGCGATGCAGCAATGTGTAGCCAGATTGCTTAGCTATCTTATCGGCGAGTGTAGATTTGCCGGAGCCGTCCGGACCCTCAAGGATGAATATCATGCTGTTACCTCCTTATTAAGTAGCGGCCACTTATCATTGATTATAGCTCGCGGCACAGATATGCCCTGCTCTTCAGCCATATGTACATACTTGCGCATCGGGTCTCCACAACAGAACTTACCTTCTGGGCATGCACCATAGGTGCATGCAGCGCCTGCTTTACCGAAGAACTCCTGGCCAAAGTCTGTACCAAGCAGCACGTCCCATATAAGTGTTGCTACATACTGCGTTTCAACAGTATTTCTGTTGCAGGCTCGCGTGCGAATAAAATAGTCCCAGGACTGATGATTGCCCTGCATGATAAGAATGTTGCGTAGGCCCTGCGGCGCAGCGTAGCCAGCGGTATCGTTATCTAAGTGCGTTGCAAGATACTCATAGGTTTTCATAGAGTTATTGCAGCTCTTCAGATACTCTTCTGTAAATGGACTTCTGACACCGCCCCATTGTATCTTAAAATCGTGGTCTTTGGCCATCACACTATATGGCACAACAAACTGTGCATCACTTGAATAATCACTGTACTGCAGCGAGGCGGATACGTAGTTAAAGCCTACTTGATTAGTACGTGCCTGGGCGAGGAAGCGCCGCGACGCACCTACAATAGCTATAGTGATAGGTGTGAACCTCTTAATAGTGCCGTGCGGTAAGCCAGCTATAGCTTCTACAAACTGGGACGACGCGCCCTTGTCATACAGCTCCATCAAGTCCTGCATAGTCTTTATCTTATGACCACGCTGAGTTAGACGCGCCAGAAATCCTGCCATGTCACCAGGATTGCCATAGTCGCCTATAATGGCTACCTCTATTTTATTCATGTATGGTCCCTCCATCCAGGCACTCAAGAACGCTCTCACTGTCCTCATCTGACAGCGCCTCGAGCATTTCATCGAATGTCTTAGCCGACATTTTTGCTGCTATTCCCATTGACAGGGCGTCAGTGTTATACACCATATGTACATTACCGTCGGCCGAGGTAACAAAGGCTATAAAGTCACTGGATCCAATTGCTTCATCTATACCTGTGATAGTACAAGTAGGAGCAGCTTCCATTACCTCCTCTACCGCCTGGTCCCTGTAGCTCACATCGGCGGTGTACCCACGGTCCTGCCGCTCAAAGTTCTCTTTATTCTTCATAGTATACATGCTGAAAACTTCTTCAGCAGTCATACCCGCGCAAAGCAGCAGGTTCATAAAGAAGTGGAAGGCATCTATAAGCTCCATACGAACTTTCTGCCATGCGCCCTCACAGGCCTCAGGGCTCATGTTGGAGTAGTCCTTCCAGAGCTTGTAGTTAGGCATTTCGTACAGAGCCTCTGCGAGTTCATCCTCAAGGTACCCACGGTGATTGCGCATAAACTGCGCGCGCTCCACATCATTGAGGTCTGCAAAATTTGTGCCAAGTCTTGCCTGCAGATTTCTCTGCATCTCCATCATTGTATTTAGCATATTACGTCTCCAATCCTTTGACAGTGAATACTCTAAAGTTTGTCTGTTTCTTGCACTGCTCATAAACTTCAGGGAAGTCCATCTTAAGGCGCGCTGTATCTACACGAGTCTGCGACCGTGGCGACCACTTGATAGTGTAGTCCCTACAGTAACCAATTTCGTGGTCCTGCAGACGGTCTTTAAGTCTATTCTGCGCTTCCTCCATAATCTTCTCAAGTTCTTTTATCTGCTTCTTGCATTCGAAGACTGTACGAGCAAGCTCATTCTCACTTTCGCCATCCATAACAAGCTCTGAGTTCTTCTCAACCAGAGCATATGTTACATTTGCAAACTCAGTATCTGTAGCCTGTAGCTCAGGCTCAATAAGTTTCTGCACGTTATTGAACCAGAAGTCATGCGCGGCTGGCAGAAGCACATCCTGAATAAGTGCATCGTTTCTGAACACTTCGTATGTGTAGAATTTGTTGCCACCTACAAGGCAGGCAAATGCGCCCCACTCAATATCGAGAATATGCATGTACCAGTTCAGCTGGTAGACGTAAGAGAGCAATATGTCGCCGGACTCCCACTCATCGTTGTTGTACTCAGAAGTTGTCTTGCACTCCAGTATACCTACAACCTTGCCATGTGCATTAAGTATGAGACGGTCAACATTTGCGCGCATCCAGGGGAAATCTTTGTGGCATACCGTTGCGCCTAGCTCACAGACAGACCAGCCCTCACGGCCTTTATCAGCCGTGAGTTCACGGCGAACAAACTCATCTGCTACTATTGGCTCAAGGAGGTGCCCAAAGTGCATTCGCTCTTGCGCTGCGGCGCCAGGTTTAAGGGCTTCCTCAAACTGGCCAGTTTTTGCGAAGTAAATCTGACGCGCAGATGAGAATGGACTTACGCCACATATGGCTCCGATATCAGAACCACCTATGCCCTTATTGCGCACTGCCTGCCATTCTTTTTCGTCGTCCCTTTGGTCTACTGTAGATACTACACGAACGTTAGGCAGCTGCTTCAAAAGATCATTTGTAAGCATTATACCACCATCACATTCTGCATAACGATATTGGGATTGGTCTTCAGGCACATTTCTTCATCATAGGCGTCAAGTATGTAGTCTATCTTCTCCTTGATATTCTTATCATTGACGGCCAGCTCAATAGCGCCTGTAGGCAGCTTTACCGCTGTAACGATATAAGACGGCTTAAAGACCGCAATATATTCGTCTTCTACAGTCATGCAGTCCCGTATCATTTTAAGGTAATAGCGTATTTCATTTTCCATTTTATACTCCTCCATAGTTGTTTCATGGCAAGGCCCGCCATATATTTGGCAGTTGCCTTTCTTACACTCGGTATTCTTAATAGGATCACACTCGTACAAATCAATAGTCTGCACCAGCATATACCTCCTTACGAGCAGTTTCTATTTCACGCTGCGTCACAGGAATATTCACAAGGTTCTCAAGAAGCTCAGTGCCGAGCGGCAGACGGCGATAGTCGCCTCTAACCTTATCTACAAGACTGTTTGTAGTTAAGAACTTCAGCAGGGCCCTCAGATCGTCTTTACTCAATCCTGTGTAATCTTCAAGTGTTGCACGGCTAAAGTACGGCAGCTGATACAAAATCTTTGCCATCTCATTGAAGTCCATAATGGGCAATATCAGGAACGCATTCCGCAGTTTCCTGATGTTGGCATCAGACGTATCAGACGTTATAGCTTCCTGTTCACTTAACTTATCGTAGCCAAAACTCTTAGAGCAATAGAGCTCATTCATGAAGTCTACGACAAAATCTACATGCTCAGGTCTTACTATGATTTTTTGGAAGGTCTCATCTGTAGAACAGACGCACGCGGCCGCGGCGACGCTGAGACGCGCAATCTTTATACGCTGGTCAGCAGCCTCAACTACCGGCACCTTCGATGTGTACTTTTGGCCCATCTCGGTGGCCTTTTTAAGGATGCATTCCGTTGCTTCAGGCGTGAAGACGACATCCTCAGGTCGCCTACTCCAAGCCCATAGTACCCTTGTATTGCAAGCGTCTGACGTATAGACGTGGGGCACTTCCGGCATTGAGCTGATTGGCCTATTAACGAGAGATGGGTCAACGTCTCCTGATGCAACTGACATAGCCAAGTCAAGACGTCTGACATCTTCTGCTTTACCCATAAGCTTAAGGACCGCATTAACTCCGTAAGTCTCAGAGTTAAGCTGCCTGCCATTTCTCGGATTGCTGATATAAATTGCCCTAGTGCGGCTTGTAGTTTCAGCTGTGATAACACCAGTAGCCTTAGCGATACCCGAGCTTCGCACGTCGGACATAACACCGAGGTCATCTTCACTGAGTCCAGATAGCTCATCAATTGTGAGCAGTCCTCCGTCATTAAGAGGGAAAGCTCCCCACACCAAGAACCAGCGCTTATTCGTTTGCTGCATTGAATAGACAAGACCTGTTCTCTTAGATGACTCGCCTGAATGTAATTCACCAAGTCTGTAATGATGCATCAGCCTTTCTACAATCGTTGTCTTTGCCTGACCAGAGTCACCTATAATTAGCAGCTCACCCCAGCCACGCTTAACATATTGCTCTTGGAAGTAGAAGTTAAGCACTGTATGGTAGATAAGGTCCACAGCAAAAGCTACTTGTTTGCGCTCCCATATAAACGTGACGTTACGCTCAAGGTCCGTATGTATTTCTACAAACTTGTCCCTGACTGACTGGCCTGGTTTCTGCTTGAATAACTTAAGGTGCCCGATAGCTTCCTCGTCAAGCTCAAAGTCACTGATTAAATCATGCTCTGGTAGTGCCTTGTCGAATACATATGTGGCATACTGTGAGTTAGGCTCAGCATACATATAACCGATCATAGAGTAACGGCGGTTAGTCATAAGGTTGCTACTTATTGAGTATCCCGTACGCACTACGTATTCATGCTCTTTAGAAAAGCCAAAGTTAGCCTCAGCCTTTGGTATAAGCCTCAGCTCCTCAAGGTTTAGGTACTCCTCTACTTCAAGATGATAGTGAGGACATGACTTATTGACACCGAGTGTTTCAAGCAGCAGTGCCTGCTGGGCCTTATCAGAGCACTTAATGAACTTAAGTAGGTCTTGATCAACTGACGTAAACGTCCTGCACAGCTCGCCGGCATGTACGGCTAAGCTACATGAGGCACATTTCTTGTTTTCACCATCAGCAGCGTCGCCACAGCTTACTTTAACTTTAGATGGGCATAAGAAAGGCGTTGTATCTTTGCCGCTTACCATTACAGGTACACGTATGCGCTTCCCATAGTATTCAGCAGAGGCGCTTGTAGCTAAGTGCACATCTACTACATCAGCTTCATTTACCACAGTGCCTGTGTCAGTTGACGGGTCAATATACAGCGTAGCATTATCCAGAAGTTTCTGGAAATCCTCAGCAGTTTGGCCACACTTGGTGTAGAAGTCTGTGATGTCTCCCTTGACAGGGAAGTTCTCAGGCCAGTTAATAATGTATACATCTACAATCCTGTAGAGCTTCTCACACAGTTTAGCAGTAGCATTACGACCTGCCTCATCGTTGTCTTGCGCAAGATATACACGCTTCTTATTCCTGAAAAGCTTGGTCCACTCAGGCTTCCAAGTGCCGGCACCACTTGTAGGGCACGCTGTAGGAAAGCCCATTTGTTCATTGATAAGGCGGTCCATCTCGCCTTCGCACCAAACTATGTAATCGATACTTTGGTCTAATACGCGGTCTATGCCAAAGATACGTACTTCACCATAAGTGTTGTTGTATTCATCTACATAGTTTAGCACCTTGAATTGGTCTTCATTGCTGTTCCATTTGTATCGTCTGAAGTTTACAAGCGTGTTGTACTCGTCATAGATAGGAATGGTTACGCGCTCGCCGTCCCAGCCAAGTTGGAAATCAATAAGAGTCTTATCCACAAGGCCTCTGCGTTCACGTAACATGTCTCTTAATGGGCCAGTAAGGTTCATTAGCTGCTTGTGATACTCAGACACTAATCCAGTATCTATATCAGGCCTGGTAGGTTTGGAACCGTCAGGCCGTGGTATTTTAAGAGCATCGCCTAACTGAAGCCAGGCTTCCTCCGGCTTCAAGTTATAAAGCTTTTTGTACAGCGTATGTATGTTGCCTCTTGATTGACAGCTATTGCAGTACCATGTACCAGTCGTCAGGTTAGCTGTAAACGACGGGTTATTATCGGTACGTGACTCGTGCAGCTCTTTGAAAGGACACTCAGCTTTAATCTCGTTGCCGCGGCGCTGTACATTGGTAAGCTCACCAAGCAGAAAGGCTTCGTTGTCTATCTCAGCCAATATACGGTTTCTATAGTCACTCCACCGCATTTATTCGGTTCCTCCTCGCTGCAGCGCGGCGGCGATGCGCCGCCGCGCCACTGATTTGCTTAGTACTCTACGGAATCGGTGTCTACACGAGGAGCAGCCTCAGTAGCATTGTCGTCCATATCATAGGACATATTCTGGAGGTTGTTGCGGTACATTGCAAACAGAGCCGCTGCGAACTCACGATCCTCGGCAGAAGAGGGTCCATTAGCGGTCATCACAGGAATGTACCATTCATTGTTGCCCTTGGCCATAAGCTTAGCATTAAGCGTATAACCGAAGTTGAACATGTTCTGCATAGTTACCTTTGCAAGGCTATACAGCTTCTTGCCCTCATTGTAGCTGGTCTTGGAGAAGCTCAGGATGATAGGCATACGCTCGCCTTCAAAGAAGCCGAAGAAATTGATGTACTTGGTGCAGGTAGGAAGGGACTCCTTGCCGGTCTTAGAGTTGTCAAACTCACAACGTCTGCACTGAGTGCACAGTACAGTGGAACCATCAGAAGTGCTGCCGACCTTACCGTCGCGAGCCATGCACTGGATGCCGCCACCCTCAGAACGATCCTTCCACCATACGTTGTTGTTGAACTTGAACACGGGGATAAAGACTTTACCATTCAGCTTTTCTTTGGTAAGAGAGTTGATGATGTCGCCTTCATCCGCAAGCTTGTCTTTACGCTCCGGGCTCAGGGTCTGAATAACTTTTACACGAGGGATGATTACATCACCAGCGTCTTCGTCCTCAAAGCCCATGGGGACGTTGGTGTTGACCTCCGCTACAGAAGTCTGGGTTGCCTTTGTTACTTCATTGCTCATAGTTGTATTCCTCCTATTATTTTAAGCTGAGGCTGTGCCTCAACTCTATATACTATTATAACATAAAATAAGGAAGTTGTAAAATCATTTTTCACGGTCTGCAGTATCTACCCGTTTAGTGGCTACGGCATCGGCTACCGTGTTCATTACAACAAATCTCTTGAGGATTTCATCCGTGAGTCTGAATCCATTATTTCGCTCAGAGAGTTCCTGCGCGGCCTCAAGATTTTTAGCCTTTGTAGGCGCCACCTCGTCATACTTAAGCTCCACCTGCTTAAACAGCAGGAGGCCTGTAGGGTCCCTAGCCAGTAGATTATCTGCAGTGACTTTGCCAAATGGTATGCAATGACCCTTTATATGGTAGAAGTGAATGTCTTCTTTACACAGTTTATAGATACGATAAATCTCGCGCCAAATATCTACATTCTTGACGGGCTCGCCTGAAGCTGTAATCCAACCCTTGTTTGCCCATGAATCTACCCAGTTCTTCGTCATGGCATTGAATAGGTATTCTGAGTCAGTTATAACCTGCGCTTCTTGCGTAGCAGTAGCGATGTACTCAAGCGCATACAGTAACGCAAGCATTTCACCACGCTGATTGGTTGACCGCTTTTCATGTACTGCGCGAGTAGTAGAGTCCATAAGGTTACCAACGGTATCTACCTGCTGTATATAGACGCCTCCGGAGGCTACGCAGGACGGCTGACCATTACGACGACAAGCACCGTCTATAGAAATTATTAACATCACTCTATCTCCCCGACAAAACGTTTGAACACAGGACAGTTAAGACTTACAAAGCCCTGAGCGTTTATTGACTCACCGAAGGTCTCAATCTCTATCTTACGGCCGATGTATTTGCTGGGGTGCTCCCAGATGTCATGGCGCTGATCATCGGTAAAGCCTGAACCAACACCTACATAACCGCCCTTGTACTGAACCACCAGTGCGCCGAGGGAATCCTCGTACTTACCAGTACCCTCAAGCATGTTAACTACAGGAAGTACAACTTCCTCAGTATGCTTAAGCTTAAGGAGCTGCTTTGAGCGCTTAATCTCATACTTACCAGACACTGTATTAAGCATGATGCCTTCGCCGCCGCGGCGCCAGATCTTCTCAGCTATTGGCGTCGCTGCGTCGATGCTATGAACCAGCCCAAGTATAGGTACTGCCTTTATTGTCTTAAGGTTAGTGTAGATGCCGAAGGCCCGTATGCGAGACTCCCACTCCTCATCAATAAGCTCAAGGCTGGGGTCCATGAGTGTGGCTGCTAGGCGTATCTTGCGGTTAAGTGCACCTTCTTTTGAGCAGCCTGCATAGAACTCATCCAACGGAATCATATCGAACACATTAAATGTTAGACCAGTCTTCATTCCTTTGCTATTAGCAATGGAGTTAGTTGCCTGCCGCTGTGCTATACAGTCCTTAAAGGTGCCGGCAGCAAGGAGCTCACCATCGTACACGCAGTTATTAGGCAGGTGTTTTGCGTCCTCCATAATCTCTACCAACCCAGTGTCCTCGTGGCCAGACCTACTGAACAATCTACACACTCCGTTTTCTTTGATAAGAATACGGCGAACGCCGTCGAGCTTCTCGGTGACTATGCAGGGCCATGCTACCCTGTCACTTCCTACATCACCAAACGGTGTGCCTAACATGCAACCTGTTTTAGGTATAAAGTCTTTGCCATATACCTTGTTTAACGAGGTTACAGAGACACCGATTTTAAGGTCCTGTGTAATTAGCGCTACAGCAAGTCTTGCTGCGTCTTGACCATACCTATGCATACAGCCAGATACAAAGTGCATGCCAAACCTTATGTCTTCTTCTGTGCCAGTCTGGTGCTTACTGTAATACTCTATAGCTTCTTGCCAAGTAGTATCAGAGTAGACAGCGGTACTAAAAGTAAAGCACCGTGCCTTTGCACTAGAAATACCAGTCTTACAGTATGGATTGTAGATGAAGCGCAGGATTTCCTTAAAGCCATCTATCTGCTCAAAGCGTTTAAGCAGTACAAGCTTATCGTTGCCTGACGCCTCACCTACTGCCTTTACGGCGGCGGCTATTCGATTCATAGTAGTCCCTCCAGTTCCTTTTTTACTTGATATTTGAATACCTTTATAATACGACTAACTTGTGCTTGTGACATTCCAACTTGTCTTGCTATTGCTGCCTGTGATATCTTACAGTCTGAGTCCATCCAAATGTTTATAACGGCCTTTTGGCTCTGGGTCGCAGAGTCATTTAGCACTTTATTAATAGCTTTATAGCACATAGCTATGTGCTCTTTGCGTATGTATGAGCTTTCTGGAGTTTCATCAGTGGTCAAGGTGTCTAGCAATGTAAAGTTTTCTGCGTCATGCGCAGGTTCAAAGTAAGACGTGGTGGTGATCTGGCGTTTCTTATTCAAGAACCTTGTATACATAACCAGTGCATTGTAGATACAGGCAGTTGCATAGGTTGAGAAGTGAATATTCTTCTGCTTGTCGAATGTTTTTGCGGCTACCCATAATGCTTCCATCGCCCTGCTTAAAGCCTCATCGTCATCTGCAAGATTAAAACGATGTAGTTGTTTGTATACTAGTCCAATGTTATTAGCTATTATCTCGTCCATTCTGATGCCCTCCTCTTGGCCATATCTACAAGGTCGGCTACATCCTTGACTGAACGGCATTCTGCGGCGCCTATTGCGCCAGCTTCTAACATTTCTTTTACAAATTGCTTTTGATGCGGCGACGCTGTGCCGGTATCATCCTTAAGCTCAGCAACTACAAAGACGCCTCTAACACAGATAAACAAGTCAGAATAGCCCTTGTTATACCGGTCACATATACGAATTACTTTTATACCATCACGACGCTGTGGCTCAAGCCACTTAATGACATTCTTTAGCAGTGTCGCTTCGTCTTTGTACTGCCGGTCTGATGGTAACCTCGCCGTCCCTGTAGATGAGCTCAAGTGTATCACCCTCCTTCAGGCCCCAGTCAGACACAACAGCTTTTGGAATCTGACAAAGCACATTACGTATAGTAGTTACGTTTACAGTCTTCATGAATGTAAACATTAAATACCTCCCTTAAGGTGATTAAGCACCGCGGCGCTAGCGTCACCTTTGCCCTGTAGAACATCTCGGTACAGGACCTCGTCTATAGTATGTTCTGCTAGTAGCACATAGTATAGGCACTTCAACGGTTGTTTGCTTCTATCACCATATATGCGTTCCATACTCTGCCTAAACAGCTCATAACTCCAGTTCAAAGAGAAGTACACGCATATATGACAGTTTGTTAGCGTTAAGCCCTTATCAGCGCTAGCAGGATTAGCGATAAGGTACTGGATAGCTCCTGACTTAAAAAGTCTGAGTGCATCGTTCTTATCTTGTAAAGACGTTGCCCCATAGATACATCTACACCTGTCACCGAGCATTGCACGGATACTTTCAAACTCTTTTCTATAGTTCGCCCAGATAAGAACTTGCTGCCCAGCGCAGGCCTCAGATTGTAGTAAAACTCGCAATTGCTCGAACCTATAGTCGCTGATAAAGTACCATTCAGGCTCATTGGAATCTCCATAGAACTTATTCTCCTTTATAGCCTGCGTGTCAAGCACAAAGCCAGACGTTACCTGATTAAGCTTGTTAAGCTTCGCCGCAGCGCTTGGCGCAGTGAGCTGCTTATTACCAACCTCCAGATAAAGCTCATTCTTTAATGTGCGGTAGTGCTTTTGCAGTTCTTTGGGCATCTGGATAGGCACTTCTATAAACTCACGTCCAGGTGTGTCGAGCACGTCTTCCTTATCTACATAAATAGCATATTTCTTAATAAGAGCGAGTAGCTCATCACGCTTATCAGGCCTGAGGTGCAGCTTCTCGTACTGTGGATTGTAGCTTACATTCATAAAATACTTTTCTTTGAACTTTGTGTAGCTACTCGGCATGCTATAGTAATCTATAGCGCGAAGCTGCATAAAGTACTCCCACTCACCGTTAGGCGCTGGTGTACCACTTAGCAGATAAAAGCGTTTTACTGCTCCGGAGAAATCTACAAGAGCTTTACTTTGTTTGGACTTAGGCGACTTCATTACAGAGCTCTCATCTACAAAGCATCCTGTAAAGCCCTTAGCATCAAAGTACTCTTTATATGAAGCAAATGACTCTATGTTAGTTACGTATATCTGTGCGTCGCTGTCTATAAGGCTAAGGCGCTTAGCCCTTGTAGGTGCGTGACAGCTAACTATCTTTATGTCAGGTATGAACTGCTTAGCGTCTGGTAGCCATGCGTTCTCAATTAGGATAAGAGGACAAACTACTAACCACTTATGATGCGGGTTAGCTACAAGGTCATCATACATTATGGACAAGCTTAACGGAGTCTTACCAGTACGTGTATCAAAGAAGAAACAGTATCGGTCACGTACTTCAGCAATCTCACGTCCAAGCTCCTGGTGCCGCATCAGCGTTAAGTGCTCGTTAACTACAGGGCTGTGTGCAGGCCCATTCTGCATCAAGTCATCAATGCGGCGCCGCGCCGCTGTTTCTCTCCAGTATAGACTCTGTATTTGCGGCGGCGCAGATGTTATATTTGACTCGTCTATGCCTCTAAAGTCCTTAAGGACTTCAGGGATAAAACGTGCAGACAGAGTAGCCTCTGTACCTTTTCTATTATAATGTACGGGATAGTATTTATTAAGCTTATCAATCGTTTCAAGGTCGTTATTGGCGTACATAACTACAATACCCTGAGATGATAGGCGAAGCTTAGTTTGCATAAAGCACCCCACGTCTAAAATTTTAAAATCAAAAGTATAGCCGCAAGCTGCGGCTATACAAATGAAGTAACCAGCGGAAATAGTAGCAATGATATGCTCAGCTAAACCCAGTGGTACCGTTGTAGAGTAGGATTAATTACCTACGCACGCTTCTATTCAGTTTAAGTGGACGTATGAAGCATTAACAGTAGTCCATGGGTGCGGGAGCAGGACTTGAACCTACAATCTTCAGCGTATGAAGCTGACGAGATACCTTTTCTCTATCCCGCATTGACGAGGCGCCGGAAGGAGACGCCTCTATACTGAAGGGGCAGTGGCGGAACTAAACCAACTGCTCAATATCTACACATCGTCATAAGTCTAAATATAGACGGGACCATACATTTGCGGTCTCAGATATGTAGACATTGAGCAATCGGCTTAAGCCGATTGCAAGGGATTAAAGCTCTGCTGCAGTATCAGCGTCGTAGACGGCCTCTTCAACACCGGGAGCTTCTACAGCTTCCTCAACAGGATGACGGGAAGCCTTCTCAGCTTTTGCTGCGTCGAGGCGGGCCTGATTCTTAGCGATGATCTCATCAGAGGCGCCGCGCTGCTTCGCCTTGTAGAGAACGGAACCGGCATTGATGATTTCACGCTTGAGCTGCTCATCGGTCATGTCTGCCAGGGCTATACCAGCCAGCTGACCACGGGGCTTCTTTACCTTCTCAGGGAGCTCAACCTCAAAGGTGCCATTGCAATGGGGGCAGGTTACTTCAAAAGTGTTCATTGTTTTGTCTCCTTCGACTAAATTTTTCAAGCACACTGTGCTCTTTACATTTATTATTATACTACTTTATTTTATTCTTGGGAGCCCCCTTCTCTCACGAATTTTTATTCAGGATTTGGATTTTTCTCAACATCTCAACAATCTTAACTTTCTTAACTTACTTAGCGTTTTACGACAATAGAGCGTATTAAGGGACGAAAAAATAAAAATCTTTTTATGAAAATAAAGCAAACAAAATTTTTCGTCAAAATGTTAAGAATGTTAAGAAAGTTAAGATAATTAGAAAGTTAAAAAATAAATCATTCTAAATATTTAAAATTGGCCTTTATTATATTATAATTATATACTTATATATATATATCTTTATTTTTAAGCTTATTACAAGTTCTGTGCGGGTTCGTAGATGCTCACTAATATAAATATACTCTTATTATTACGGACCCGCAACGAATAAATAAGAGGCGTGTAGATATCTACACGCCTTCTTATTATTGATTACATTGTTTTTCTAGCTCATGATACAAATGTTTAACGTCGCCGTTACCACCCTTATCAATGTAGATTTTTCCAGCGATTAGACGCTCACTCATCGGCATGTCAGTACTTGTCACTATCAATCGTAGTATAGCCAAGTACTGCTCATCGTCATGCTTCATGAGTTTCTTAACATTTTTATCTATACCAGATATGAAGGCTGTGATACTTCTAACCCACGAAAGTATCATTGACACCACTTTGTAGATTGAAATCAGCGCCGCGGCGCCACCGCCAATCCATAGTATCCACGACATTTCTGTGTCTCCTTCCGGCAGTTATTAGGCTACACCATATATAGCCTTAATATTCTTTTTGCCACTGCTAAACAGCTCACTTTCAGTCTTGTCGCCAACTTTGTCGCGCATATCAAGTGATATTAGTCTGGATTGCTGTAGAGTCCAGCGAGAAGCAGACTCAACTAAGAACGTGCAGCTAAATAAGGCTACACCCAGATACGTTTTTGAGCTATCAGTCCATGTAGATGACCACGAACCAGACCCCTCAATAAGTGCCTCAGAAGCGCCGCCACGAACCGCAAGTACTGTGTGGTAGTTGCCGGAACCAGGGTCATATGTTATAGCAAAAACGTTGTACTTGTCAGCGTCAGGTATTGATATTGTAGTACCCTCAGAAGCAGCGCCTTCCCAAAGCAAATTCCAGCGCTCAGGCAGCGCCGCAATAGTATTCTTAATGCTGCTAACATCTGCCTGCAAGCTAGCAATATCGCTTGCTTTTTTAGTGCTCTTACGCACTACACCACCAGCACCAACGACTGCTAGTTCACAGTCGTCATTAGAAGGTGCTGCCGTCCAAAAGCCGCCGGTTATAGTAAACTTGTTGAAGTTGGTCACACCCTCAAAGCAGGCTGTAAGATTACCGTCTGCATCTACAAGATGCACATAGTCAGAGCCCTTGATGGCCTTCTCACACGTAAAGGTCATGTTACAAAATGTAACTGTTATCATTATCTACACCTCCTCAGTAACTAGGGACAGATACCTGAGCCCCTGCATATATTCTGCCGCCGCGGCGAGTCATCACCTTGGTGGTAGCATTATTGGTTATTGAGCCGTATGCAATGTTTGCACCAACGTCCACTGACAGGCCAATCCCTGATGGGCTATTTATTGTGATAGTCTCAGCAAATATCTTGGCACCAGACTTGGAAAGCAGCGCGGCGGCACTGTTTGCAGCTGTCATGGTAAGCCCACTATTAAACTGCACATTTGAAAAGGCTATACTCACCGCATCATTTGTAGCATTGGCCACAGTAGTCGGTACAGTACAGGATACCTCAGAGCAGTTATCTACACGGAACTGGCCTGTTACCGAGAGTGATGCCATATCACGGATATTTACATTCTGGCAGTCTGTGATACTTATACCACCGGAGCTAATAACTATGGCGCCATTATTTATACTTGATATAGTAACAACGCCGCCAAAGATATCAGACATAGTAAAGCCGCTGTAAGTGCCCGCTGCTAGCACTATATTGGCATTATACCCATTAAGGTTCTTGGGTATCTTACCTATAGCTGCCTGTATGGTTGCAAGCGGCTCTGAAGAAGAAAGACCGATATTATTATCGTTGCCAGTAGGAGCCACGTAGTATGTTACATTTGCCCTGAGATATGGTGCCGCGGTATTCTTAAGCTCCTGTATGTTCCCTTCAATCCTATTAAAGTCGCCTGCCATGACGCCATCTTCAGGCGCCCAGTCAGTTTTTGGTGTTAGCCATGCCATCAGTTATACCTCCTTATAGGTACAGATTTTGTAATTTATAAGTTGTGCCAGCTATTATCTCATCGCTGCTACTGACTGCCCTACCGTTGACACTGGTGACTGGGTCACCGTCGTTGATGTACTGGAGCTGATAAACGCCCTCATCGTGCATGATCTGTCCGCCGCTGACAATAAGCCTAAGCCCGTCATCAAATGTGTATCCGCTGCCTATCCACTCAGCCCATGTAGTGCCAGAATTGGCCATGAACGTGCCACGGTCTGTTACCTCGCCGCCGTCATTCTGCATGATAGTAAAGCGTATCTGGTCCACAATAGGTGCCTCAGGCACATATGCATAGGTACTTAGTTCAGCAGTACCGGATAGTGCGCCATTCCAATTTAGCTGATGCCGCTTAATGCTATACAGATTAGACGGAGCTATACCATCCGCAAGATAGATATTGTTTGTAAGGGTAAGCTGAATGTCACCCCTGTAGGTAACTTTGGCGTCATATACACTGACCTCACTACGGTCATACATACGCTTAAGTATTCTAGTAGCGTGACCGGCATCTTGTATAAAGTCACTAAGTACCTCACATTCAACCGTTCCATTTTCAAGTATAGCTTCAGAATTTACACGTTCTACAAATGATGAATTATCTACACTCAGAGTTTCGCCCTGTACATATACGCTGTTAAATACACCATCACTTGTAAAAGTGACTATCAGACCCCAGGAGTACCATTCCTCAGTGTGCGTTGCTGTAGCATCTACACTTGGGCTAGCATCATGTGCTATTTTATTAAACTTAAATACTCTGACGTCGCCTGCATGCACCGTCTCACCAACTGTCGTGTCAAGCAAAATCTCTTGTGCCAACTTGACATTAGTAATGTGAACCTTTATGTCATTAGCAGGTGCAGTGTAAAGAGTAGGATAGGTGGTGTGTATAACATTAGTAGAGTTGGACCAGACATCATCCTGCGTAGCAGCTTGCTCAGGCTTATACTTAGCCACTATACGTCCATCCCTGTCACTGTATATGTCTATGAAATCACAAGAGGCGATTTTATTCAGCGCCGCGGCGTAAGTATCGTACTCAAACCATATAGTACCTATACTGATTTCATCAAGTGCTGGATCAATTTCCCACTCAAGAAAATTGAACTTACGCTTTGCAGATGTGAGAACAATCTCAATAGCCTCATACAGTGTAATATCTCTATATACACCGTGGTCATAGTATGTTACCGTATTAAGAAGACCTATTATATCGAGCGCGACAGTCTTAGCTACAAGTGACCCAACAGGAACATCCCAGCTATATGTCCAGAATGTGCCGAGGGGGCTCCACAGTACTTCACCATTGCCAAACGGTTCTACGCCAAGCCAAGCTCTTATACGCCTATTCTTTTTAATATAGCCAGCAATAGGCGATTGTGCATTATTGAAGTAGAATGAGTTGTCCTCATTGTTAAATCTTACAGTAAGCTCATTTGCTGATATACCACCGAGGGACTCGAGGCTGTCCTCAAAAGAAAGCTCTTCAAGAAGGTTAATGTCGATAAGATCCTTGTCATAATACATCATAACGGACTCCATAGGAATATACATTATGACGCACGGCCTACCTGGATTAGATGTCTTACTTATAGTAATATCTAATCTATACACGTCTCTAAACAGCCGGTCAGTTGTGTAAATTGGAGAGGCATTACCAGTTACCTTAACCACTTCAGTCCCAGCAGTCGTATAGGCCGTTATTGTAAAGTCTACTGGGTAATCATACAGATCGCCGTATGGTCCACAGTGTATCTCCAAACCAAACAGGTTGCGCTGGCTGAACTGTAACGATAGCGTCTGAGGTACGGTATATACACCAGAGTTATCTGGCATTGTCTTAGGCCACCAGCCAACTTCAGAGGCATCACCTATTACCTTGTACTTGCCAGTAAGGTTATTATCATACAGCTTGAAGTACTTATTAGACTTGGCCTGAGTACCATCGGTTATACTATACACCGAAGAGCCATGGGCGCCTTCATTACCAGTGACTGTGTTATCACGAATAGAGTTATTATAAAGGACCTCAACCATGCCATGGATACGTCTTGACGGCTCCTTCATGAAACTTGATATGCTACTATTGAAGCTCGCTGTAGCAATCTTAAGAACATCATTCGCTACACTAATCTTCGTTACAGTGAGCACGTATTTATCTATATCGTAGGCTTTATCAAGCGTAATCTCAAGTGACTCCTGGTTATTACCTACAATAGACTGTGTATTAAGCCGGGTAGAGTTCTTATAGATACTAATAGTAAAGTCCACTGGGTAATTACCGTTAATGCCTACAAGCTTAAACACATACGCAGACAGCCTGCCGGTATAAGTAAGCACGGCAGGCTCTGCAAGTACCCCATTAGAGTCAGATAACGTATCGCCCCACCAACCTGCATAGGTATATTCACCGAAGGGACTGCTAGAGCCATCTACAACATTGAGCCCGCCTGGTAATGCGAAGAGCTTCTTATAGCTAAATGCTCTGGCCGAAGTTATCGCCTCTATAGACTTAAGTGATACGGCACGGTTGCGCTGGTTTACAGTTACGCTCATGCTTTATCACCTCTCAATAAGATTGAATGAAACATTTTTCCATACCCAGCTACCGGTATCATGAGCGCCGCGGTGCAGCTCAGAAGGGATGGAACCTACATACACTGTGGCGCTGCGCTGCTGCCCCTGGTAGGGGTACTCAAGAGTGAAGAATATCTTGCCTGTGGACCAGATAGCATCGAGGATGCGATCAAGTTCAGCTGCCGACAGAGCTTCATATGTGAAATAAAACTTAAGCTTTTGGGCGATCAGGTCACCAGCCATACTTGCATCAGCAAGTCGCTCCATAGTAGTGACGTTGTACCGCTCTATCTTAAATGTGGAAGGATTTTTAATAGCTATGCCGTTAACTACAAATGCCATTATCTACTGACCCTCCTTACGTTCTCTTTTGCTTCGATAAGTTCAAATTTCTTGTAGAGCTCTTCGATACCGCGGTCATCTGCAATAAGCGTTCCTATGTACATAGGAGGCAGCGACGCGGCGCTAGGACCACTTGCAACAGCGAGAGTCGGTGCCAAGCCCTGGATGATACCATTCGCCACGGCGTCGACGAAGGGCTGCATTGCTGTGGCATTTTCCAGAGGAATTATAGCCTCACGCTTGCCACCTTCACCGATGCGTGCGATCTGCTCACGGTCTATAATGCCACCTGTCGCATATCCACGGTAGGAGAAGTTGGGCTTATTGCCTACTGAAGTAGTCACTGAGCCACTGTCACCGTTTTTGGTTACAGTAGATTTCTTGCCAGTCCAAAGATTTTTCCACCAATTTGATATGTCATCCCAGAGGTTAGAAAACCACTTTGCAATATCGCTGCCGAGATTGTCGAACCATGCTTTTACAGAAGACCAGCCAGACTTCCAAGCTTTGGGATCCCACAGCTTACTCCAGAAGCTGCCTATGTTAAGGTTGTCAAACCACTTTTGTACGTCAGTTTTCAGGGCGCCAAACCAGGCTTGAACTTTACCCCAGCCTGTTGTCCAGGTTTTTATATCCCAAACCTTATTCCACCAGTTGCCAACATTAGTTTTGGTTTCGTCAAACCAATTCTCTATGTCAGACCAAGTGTCATCTAGCCATTTACCTATAGCCTTACCAGTGGCAATAGCAAAACCACCAAGCAGCTTACCAGTACTGTCTACAAAGTCATTGATATCTTTATCGGCTTGTATGTACCAGTCTTTTATGTCCTTAGCGGTGTTAGATGCCCATGTGCCTATGTCCTCACCAGTCTGCATAGCCCAATCGGATATATCTTCAGCGGCTTCAGACACCCAGTCTGTTATTGGCTGAAGAGCCTCATGCTTCCAGTTATTAAACTGTAATGTGGTATCTATGGCCCAGACACCAAGATCTTTTTTAGTGTCATTAACCCATGTAGAGAAGCCGCCTGTAGTATTATCCCACCAGGATGACAGCTTACCAAAGGTATCGGTCTTCCAGTCACTGAATGATGAAGAAGTATCACTCCACCAGTCAGATAGGGTGTCACCATTGATATTATCCCAGTCAGAGAATAATTTTACGGTATCATCCCACCAAGTGCTAAGGCCAGACTTAGTGTCGTACCACCAAGTAGTGAGCCCAGATTTGGTGTCATCCCACCATGTGCTAAAACTTGAGAGCGTATCATTTGCCCAAAGTGTAAAGCCATCTTTGGTGGACGACCACCAGTCTGTAAGGCCATTGGCAGATTCTACAATAAAAGCTACGATAGGATTATTTTCAGGCGAAAAATGCTCGTTAAGAGCAGTATTAATTTTATCCCAGAAGAGTCCGGCAAAGCCTCCGGCGAACGTGCCTATAACTGAGCCAAGCATAATACCTACAGGGCCGCCTATAATGCCGCCTATGATAGAGCCGATTATGCTACCGATAGTCTGACCAACCTTGGCATTACCAACAGAGTCAGCACTAAGCTGTAGACTTTCTGCGAGTGTATCCCACAGAAGAGCAGCAATAGCGTCACTTACAAAGCCAATGGCCATACCAATAATACCGCCTTTAGCCAACGCCTTAAGGCCGGTGCCCTTAAACAAATCAGCGATACTCTTAAAGAATGCACTGAATGAATTTGTGCTAATCAGACTAGGCAGCTGTGAGATAGTTCCACCAAAAGCATCAGCTATTGCTTGGGCTATTCCGAGTCCACCGAATAGTGCTGTATTATTAAATGCTCCACCTATGGCATCCCAAAAGAGACCTACAATACCGCCCGCAAGGTGGCCTATGGCAGTACCTATAAGTGTGCCAGGTATGCCTCCGAGCACCATGCCGATGGCGCCACCGATGCCAGACCCTATAGAGGCCCCGATTTTTGCCTGTGCGGCAGAGTCTTTTGAAAGGTCAAGCTTATCAGCTAATAAACTCCACAGTTTTTCAGTGAAAGGCTGAATTATAGCATCTAGCCCAATACCTACAAAAGCGCCACCAAGCGCTTTAGCAAACTTAGCAGCTAATGCACCAGCTGGACCAGTAAGGTTTGCCTTTTTGACTGCATCAGACAAAAGCTTTGCAAGCCAAAGGCCAAGACCAGCAATAGCCAGCTTACCGAGAATGCTGTCTTTTAAGGTATTAACATAGTTTGACCCGAACTCAGATAAGTCAGGTATTTCAGGTACCAGCGCATCATCTATGCCAGCGCCTAAGTTGCCAAGGCCCTCAAGCATATTGTCAAGGTCATATCCACCAGAGCCGGAACCAGAACCTGCTGAGCTTTTTTCTGCGAGCTTAAAAACCTCATCAAAAGATAAGAGACCCTTAGCCGCCTTCTTGGCTTTGTTACCGGCACTATTTGCGGCATCTCCAATTTCATCTGTGCTATTCTTAACATTTTCCAGACGATTATTGAAGTCATCCGCAGCGTCTGCTGCATCGGTAAGGTTACCTGTAGTGTCTTGCAGCACATCATCAGAGCTTTTACCGTTGAGGCCAGATAGCTTATCGAACAGGCTTGAAATAGCACTATCAGCTTTACCAGAAGCAGCAGCTATACTTGCCAGGCCAAGAGATATAAGAAGGAACGCAGTTACAATAGGAGACCTAGCAAGTACCGCAGAAAGCGCTGCAACAGCTTTGGCCAGTCCTAGGATTACTTTGGAAAGCGCACCTACAACCATTGCCCTGAGTGCGCCTACTTTAAAGGCAACCCATGCCGCCGTGCAGGTTGCAAGAGCCACAGTAAGCACCTTAACAAGCGCTGCATTCTTAGCTATAGTTTCAAGAGCTCCAACTATTATGCTAAGAACCGAATTAACTACAGGGCCAAGCACATTAAACATAGCGGCCAAGTTAGCTACAAACTGTTTACCTACAGTGCCAATGGTTTTAAAGAAGCTAAGTGTAACCTTGAGCAGGTTACTGATGTTAGCCAGTGTTTGCCTAATAAGCTGCTGTGTATTCTCATTAGGTACAAGATACTCGAAGACTCCCTTAATACCGCCTTTATCGAATACGTCTCCTATCTCCTGCGTCTTTTTAGCCAGAAAAGCTAGGAGTGATTTGTAGAAAGTGGTGAGGGGACGCAGAATATCCACACCCAAGTTTTTAAGGCTGTCAGAGATTTTATTCTTCAAGCCGGTGATGGTGTACATTGCCGCGTCGCCAACAGCTCCAAAGTTCTCATTGGCGTAATCTACAATGGCGTTTATAACTTCTGCAGCAGGAAGGTTAAGGTCACCTATCTTGCCCATCTGGTCGTCTGTAAGATTAAACTTATTACGGACAATATCCTGTATAGGCACATACGAGTTAGCTAACTGGCGCATCTCTTCAGCACTAAGCTTACCCTTAGCATATATCTGGCCAAGAGCCAGCGATATACGATCCAGTGCCGCCGTGTCGCCTGACATAGCGCCAAGGTTAGTTAGGCCCTCAGAAATAAACATGAGGTTCTTATACGGAATACCATAGGCTAGAAGCTTCTTAGAGGCATCCGTTAAATCCTGAAAGCTAAATATAGTCTGCTCAGCCTGTTCACGCAGTGCCACAAGGAAGCTATCACTCAGCTCATTAGAGCCCATAAGGGCAGAGTACGTAACACCTGCATAGTCGAGAGACTCATTAAACTCCCAAAGCGCCCCTATAGACTCACGTATAGCGCCGGCTATACGGTAGAAAGCCTGTGATACAAGGATACCTTGAACAATTCTGGCGGTATCTTTGAGGCCAAATCTGTGTAGGCCAAGTTCTTTATTGGCAGCCCTTATGGCCTTACTATAATCCGAGAAGGTCTTGCTAGCTGTGGCGGACCCTGTAGCAGACGATGCGGCGAACTTAGCCATCATACCGCTGGCTTTACGCATATTGGATGCGAAGTCAGTTATATTAAGTTTAAGATTAGCTACAGCGCTCGCAAACGACATATTAGCTCCTCCTTACCATCCAGGGATTTGGTCTATGAAACCAGTAGGTTTGGCCGGATCTTCCTTAGCGGTACCATACTTGGCCTCTTGTATTTTTTGGTGCACCTTTAATTGTGCATCAAATTGTCTAGGTGTAAGACGCCACACTTGTTCATCTGTGTAGCGCAACCATACTCTACCTATGTATAGTATGTATGGCCAATCCCAGCCGTCTTGGCTGGGATTGGATTTTTGATTTATTCCGTTACCGGCCGGACTACTGCCGGCCGCGGCACGTTTGGGTCAGACTCACCTACAGGCATATCTGACTCGAATGCATTGTTCATAGACTTAATGATATCCTGCATACACTGGATATCAATAAGATTACCGACCTGCATCTCTGAAAGATTCTCTTCGGTATGCAGAAGGCCTGCCCACAGAATGCAGCGAACTGCCTTCATACTGTTGGCCTCCAAAGCCTCAAAAGCGGCCTCCACAGAGCCGTAGCGGTCTTCCAGTTCAGCCATAGCATTAAGCGTGAATTTAATTTCACGCTCAACGCCGTCACTGAGTTTAATCATTGTAGTCTTCGCCCTTACATCTTTAAGGTTAGACATATTCGACTTCCTCCTATAACGGTAGATGTTGATTTAGCCGCCTGCAACAGGCAGAACAGGCGCTGTGAACCAGGAGCTGATAGTGGTTGGATCCGCATCCTCATAATCCTGGTCGAGCTCGTACTTCCAGGGGCGAACCTTCTTGCCGTTCAGGGTGTAGGCATAGTTGAGGCGCGTAAACTGACCGTTTATTGTATCAGTCTGGAAGTTAATACTGTCACCCTTAGTCTCGTTGGAGTCTTCGGGTTCAGTAAACTTGCCCTTGTACAGCCAGCAGTAACGGTAGTTACCGTTTGACTTAAGGGTTCTGAAGCCGATAGCGACCCAGGGCGGAATATCGCTGTCGCCATAAACAAGCGCACCCTTGCTGTCAATCTGGTGACCAAGGAGGTCTGCCTTATTTTCAGTGGTGAGCTCGTTCTTCTGAATTTCAACCTCAATTCTACCGAGGGTAGATGCGGTCTCCATGGGGCCGTCATCAGCAAACAGAGTTTCCTGGGCGCCGTTAGGATTGATGTTCAGGGACATTACGCCAATAGCAGGTTTTACAGTACCGTAAACAGGCGCTGCGCTGGCAGTATCCTCAGTGGTCATAGTAGCATAGACCAGGTTATCGCAACCAATTCTAGTAGCCATTATATTTCCTCCTATTCTATAGTTGTAGTTATACCAAGATTAAAGCCATAGAGTGTTCTATCACTTTCATCCTGCGAAAATTTATATGGTGCTTGCCGTATATGTACTTGACCCCAGCGGGTCGGGGTGAAATCTACACGCTTGTTCATATCAGAGTCATCACGCAAAGCTTCACAAAGTTGGACGGCTAGCTCTCTGGCCGCATCTGCGCTTTTGTTGCGAACTACTACCTGTACTGAACGATGAACTACATCAGTGTAGATTGAAACGGGGTCGCCCTTGTACTCATGAAAAGACACGATATTATCGGGCGTTTCAGGCTTAAAATCTCTAAACGCGTCAATACCGTCACCCTGTATAAGGCCTTTGGAAGTGAAGTAATCTACAATGTCTTTAAGCAAAGGCATTATTAATCAGCTCCTTTCCAAACACTGGTACCACCGCGCTGAGTGCCTTGCGATACAAGGCTATATGGTGCATTTATAGCTTTGCGCCAGTATTTCATCGCAGTTCTAGCGAAATTGTTTGCCGCATAGTTTCTTACGGGGTCCTCTAAGAACTTAGCTTTGCCACCATTTGGATGCGGCATATCTAAGTCCTCATGTACTCTGGCCGCATATGCAGAAGCCGGTAAGCCAGTCTTAGGGTTAATGCCATCATTAGGCTCCCTTATCCAAGAAACTGTCCCAGCGCCAAGTTCACTCGCCAAGCCGCGTATATCGCCGAAACCAACTACAGCACCATAACTGTATGAAGCAGTATCAGCGCGGTTATACGTGCCGCCGAATATAGATGCTGCCAAAGTACCAGTATCTACAGGCACTTCATTTAGTGCATCGGATAGTATATCCATTACGGCAGCCTCAGTGGCTGCCTTGGTGCTAGCACCAACGTTTCTTATTACAGCTTCACATGCCTTTTGAAAACCAGCAAGATTGTTAATGTGAAAGTCTATGCGCATTTACACATACACCACCCTGATGTCAATCTTGCCGTCCCGGTAGTAGTTAGATATGGCCTGTACAGGAAGGTCCTCGCCTTCAAATAAGATATTGTCAAGCTTAGAGACTTGCACAGAGCCATCGAAATACAGATGGTTATGGGATACAACTTCCACGCCTTGCCAGTTACGCACGATATTAACCTCACCCTGCGGATAGCACAGTTCAGTGTGCTCGTCGCCAAATATCTTGTCGCCAGTAGCACTGCGCTTAAGGTAAGGCTTAATCACAACCGGAACATTCATCCAAGGCTTAAGACTAGCGTACATACTTGCCACCTCTAGGTTCTGGCCACGGAGGATTGCTATGCATGCCTTTACGGAATGTTTTAGGGTAGGCGTAGTGAATAGTAGGTAAACCACCTGTCACCAGCTGGGCTTTATAGTACTCCATCTGGTCCTTAAAGAAGTTTAGCCTACTTGTAGGGTCCTCTGACTGGGGGCCTAGTGAACGCTTTATAGCTCTAGCAAATATGGTAGAGGCCTGCAAGAACAGATTATACCGCATGGTATTTACGTTAGAACCATAGGTGGCTATGATGTATTCTATCTCTTCATCCTGTAGAATAGGCTCAGATGCATCCGTATCTCCTAAAAGGAACCTACACTCATCAAGCTGGCTATTCGAAGGGTCTCCAGAGTAGCTGAACATCTTGGCACCTCCTTACGTTGCTTTAGCTACTATCCTTGCTTTGGGCATGTCGGGCTTGACCTCAGACTTGACCTCAGGCTTGACCTCAGACTTGACCTCAGGCTTGACCTCAGGCTTAGCATCCGGAGCAGGCGCAGAAGCAGGCTTGAGTGATACCCCGAACTTAGCCTTAAAGTACTCGTCGTACTCATCAAGGTTGTGCTCGCTAACCTCAATAATTACGCGGTCGCGCAAGCGCGCTTTAAAGAATTTGATGTTACCCGGCTCTACAATAGAGCCGGGAAGCACCATTTGGCCTACATTTCTGAAAGGCCTGCGAACAACGTACATTAATCGACGATGTCCTTAAAGAAGACGCCAAGGTCTCCGCAGATCTTCTTAGCGTCAAAGGCGATTTCACCCTCGATACGCTCAGTACCCAGGCCGAGCACGTCCATGGGCAGACGGACAATGCGGTTACCATACGCACCAGCGCCTTCAAGACCGGTCCATGCGAAGATGTAGCCAGCGGAGGGCTTGCGCAGTGCAGGACTCGGGTTAGCATAGCACAGGAGAGCGTGCTTGCCCATGATGAAGCTGACACTGTCAGTTGCACCCTTTGCGGCGCTGTTAACTACAGACCATGCAACATAGACATGCTGCACCTCGAACAGAGTTGCGAGAAGGTCAGTAGTAACAATGCCCTTCTGGGTGTACTTGATACGGTCCAGAATGTCCTCATGGTTCTTGAGTGCGTTGAATGCAAACGGGGAAAGAACCAGAGTATTGGGCCTATAGCCGGTCTCGGATGCCATCTGAACAGCAGCATTAGTGATGTCCAGGATGGGGTTGGAAGTGGCGAGATTCCACTTAATGGCCTGACCAGAAGAGGGATTTGAGTCAGTGCCAGTAATCTCAGTGCCCCATACACCGGTCTTGAAGAACTTAGATGCCCACTCCATTTCGCGTCTGATAAGCATCTTCTGGGAGACGAACTCAGTCGCGTCGGTGTCAGCGTTCAGGGGCTCGTCATAGTTTGCGCGCTCCTCTTCAGTGACGTCATAGTGGAAAGCGTGCTTACGGCAGTGGTACGGATCCGATGCCGCTACGCCGTAATCACCGCCGGCAGACTCAGTACCTGCTCCGCGGACCTGGGCCTCGTCGCGCATGAAGTCACCTTTGTTATAAACATAGAATACGTCGGACTGTCTACGGACAGGGACGATAGGAAATACCTTGTCAGCGATGAAAGCAGAAGCATCCTGCAGATACGCGACAGAGATATTAGTCATGGCTCTATCAATATGAGCATCCTGCATTTTAGGCATTATCTACACTCTCCTTTCTTAGAGCTTGACAGCGATAAGCTGCCCAGCGCCGCTTGCAGCGGTGATAGCGACACCAGCCACTATTGTGCCGGTAGTGGTTGCCTTGCCGCTTGCATCAGAGTAAACGGCAGCACCAGAAGCGATTTCGCCAGCGGCTTCGACAATGACGATGCCGTCGGCTATCTCTACGATGTAGCCACCACGAGTACTCTCTTCAGTGGTAACTTCGTTCATGGAAGCCCCGACAATCTGCGTGGATGCAGTCGCCTGGATTGCCTGCTCAGATGCAACAGATACGAATCTGTGCTGTGCCACTGCGCCGCCAGCAGGGAGGCTAAAGCGCAGACCGGGAATTTCGTATGCGTACATTAGTTTGCACCTCCGTCCAAATATTCCTTATAGAGTTCAGGGTTTTCTTTGATTGCAATGCCGATTGCCCTCTGCTTAGTAACAGAGTCACGCTTTGCAATCTCTTCAGCCTTGGCCTCAATCTGAGCCCAAGCACTGTCGGCGCCGGTAGCAACGTCTACAGGCTTGCTTTTGCCTACCTCATCGAGTACCACGCCGTCAATAGCGTTGCTTGCCGCTTCAAGGACAGCGACAACCTCAGGAGAACAGCTCTTGAGAATCTCAACCAGGTCCTTCTGTTCTACGGGGAGAGACTTCATGGTAGCTGCTTTAGCAACAGCCTCAGCTTCTATCTTCTCCTCAGCTGCCTTACGAACCTGCTCCTCAGCAGCTTCCTTCTGAGCGCGCATTTTCTCAAATGCCTCACGAGCGGCGGCAGGCATAGCCTTAAGAACCTCAGCTTCATCAAAGCCGGTGCCCTTCTTCTTAGGCTTACCGCAAGCTTTGCAAGTGCCGTTCTCATCAGCTTCGCCATCGCACTCGCATGTATCGCACTCCTTGGCCTTGAGAACTTCAAGTTCCTCATTGGCCGTGGCCAATGCACCATTTGCTTTCTCAAGCTGGCTCTGGAGGTCTATGTTTTCATTGCGTGCTTTTTCCAGTTCCGCATTAGCGGCATCCAGCTCATGCTGAATTACACTGGCGTGCTCCGGCTTAAGCTTGCTGATAATTTCAGAAAAGTCCATAACGGTTTCTTGCTCCTTTCTTTTAAAGACTTCTATAAAGGCTGCAGAATTTGCACCTTCATCTACAAGATCGACTCGGTCTATAACCAAGTCTTCAAGTATATAGGGCATAAACTCACCCCCTACAATATATTATATGCTTTTAAGCTATATTATATGACCTATACCTTGACTCTTTTACAAGTGCCTTGGATTGAGAACATCTTGTATGTCCCATCCTTTACTTTTGCGAAGACCTCAGGGTCGTGCACCTTTACAGTTATGAACCAACCCTGCGGCACGGTGCCTTCGGGAATGCCTATAGCTTCCTGCTTTTCTTTGGTGAATACTATGGACTCAACTACAGTGCCCTTAGCGTCACCCTTATGCATCTCACCAGACTCACGATAATCAGTCATAAACTGTATCGCAGCCTTTTCTAGAGTCTCAGGCGCAATGACATCATCCTGCCAGTCTAGTGGGACAGAGCCGTCTGCGTTAATTGAGACATTTGCCCAGCCGCTCACAAGTTGCTCATCGTCCTTAGCCTTGGCAATTTCTACGCCAAAATCTACATAGAGCTGGTCTTCATCCACAGGGGTCTCCTCAGTAATATACACGCTTTCCTCATGCGTTATATACTGCATTGTACCGTCATCACGGTAGACCCTCGTGCTGTCCCTGTTACTGAAACAGGTATCGCGTACAATCATAGCCATTATGTATACCTCGCATCATTTTGTTCAAAAGTATTTTCAGCCGTATCGTCCGGGTTATCTACAAGGCCACTGGCGGTAGTCTTAGATTTAGCCTGCGGAACATATACGTCCTCAAAGGTTTCATTATTAAGGTCCGGCATGCACAGCAAATGTCTCAGATGGTTCTGCAGCTCCTGGTCCTTAGCAATGTTGAGGCCCATAGCACGGAGCATTAGCGCTACCTCGTTAAGGGTAGGCTCCTGAATCCGTGTAGGTACAATCTTAGGAAGCGCCGATAGGTCTTTGAAGCTGTTCATACGGAATAGGGCCGGAACAGCCTGCGCGTTGAATACATCAGCAATATTACTTATCTGCGCCTGAAGGGCGGAAGCAAGCAGTGAACGCTTTGTATCTGCAAGGGCAAACGAACCAGTTTTACCTGCACCGAGAAGAATGATATCAGAAAGAAGCGTTATAGCAATTCTTGTGTCATACCTCTCGATGGTAGCGCCGATATCAATCTGCCTTGAGGAGCCAGATGTAAGCAGCTTAAGCTCCCAGCCATAAGGAAGCAAAATACCTTCCTCGCTATCGCGCCTAACGGAAGCTACAAGCTGCTCTGCCTCAGCTTTAAGCTTAACCATATTAGGGTCTTCCTCATTCCAGAGGTCAAGACCCTCAGGAGCCGTCAGCACGGGGAAACCCGCAAGGTCACGCTCAATGCCAATACCCTCGATTTCTTCAAAGTGCTTTTTGAAGAACCAGGACCTATATGCATTTCTAAGTAGTGACTTACCCTCAGGGTTATCCTTACTTACACGGGTGCGGAACAGTAGACCCTTTGACATAGGAATACGTACCCTCTTGAAATCAGGCTCGCACTGCTGAATAAACGCCGTTACATCGCCTTCTTCATTGAACTCCCATTCTACCAGAGAAGTCTGAGCACGAATAGGAATACGTCTCCACCCTATTCTACCATCTGTGTACTTGCTACGGTACTTAGGGTTACGCTCGTCAGGTCCGCGTCTAACTTTGTATACAATTTCATGAAAGCTGAAACCATACGTGAGCATGGACAGTACTTCACAAATAGTATTAGCCCAAGAAGAGTCCATATCATGCATGCAGCTCTCAAGGAACTCAGCGGCCTCTTTGTCCGCCTCAGAAGTGCTCGCGGCTTCCACGCGCCATTCAACGCCACGAATAAGCATTTCTGCAAGATACAGTATAGCTCCTATAACTGCATCATTGTCGCTCATTTCCTGGTACACTCTACCCGCCCTTGGCCAGCGCAGCTCCGGCAGAAACTCTTCGTATACATATGGGCCGTACCGACGCAAGCCTGATACGCCGAGCGGTTTGAAATTAACTGGTGTATTGCTCTTTTGCATACGCCCTCCTCCTATCTATTAAGCTTGCCCCAGTAGCTACCACCAGCCTTCTTAAGACCAGTAGGGGCTCTCATCAGCGTTTTACTTCTAAAGTGATTAAATGCTCCAGAAAAACCATCAATGGTATCATCATGGACGCCGTACGGAAACAAGTCAGCTTCATCGAAAAACGAAAGTACGCCACGACAATTATCCACAATGTGCACCCTGCCAGACTGTGCAGCAGCAGACGCGGCACGGGCACGCTCAACCTTTGAGCCAGTAGATAATACGCCCTGGAAGTCATAACCGTTAAGAACATTACGAGCGTAATGGTCTACAGTTATTATACCTGATGAGCCGGGCTCTTGCTCCATACGTATCGCACAACTGTACCCATCGACTTCAGCCGTTGCCCGTATGAGTTCCTCAAGTTCATGTGGGCTCTTCTGAACTCGAATTATATCTTCTATCCAGTATATGCCTTGATAATGGGCCATCTTGAAACCTACAGACCAGTCAGGCTCACGTTTGTTTTTGCCTTTGCGCTTTGCTGGATCGGTACCTGCAAGGTCCCAGTAGCGTACATGCGTCGCCGCGACAGGGATGTCGTAGGCGGGTACCTGTGAAAACCAGTTCCTGTCAAGAAGGTCTCCATTAGCCTTAATCTCCCAGTTACCATTTAGTAGCTGCTCACGTTCAAGAGGGTCAAGCTCCTGAAGCGCCTCTTTGTAAGCTTCAGCGTCAAGGTACGGGTTATCGTTAAGGCCGGCACCGATGAATATTCTGCCGTGCTCTTTACCCTCTACAAAGAACCTCTGGTAGTAGTACTCACCATACATTCCGCCAGGGTTACAAGTAGCCCTGAACCTAAGTGGCACCTGCATATCCTTAGTCTTACGCAAACGGGAGAACATATACCGATAGTTAGATGGTGAAATGTGGGTACATTCGTCCATTCCAATATATTGAAATTCGGCACCTTGATAACGATAACAATCGTTATCTGACTCAAGGTAGCCAAAGTTTAATGTGGCGCCTGATGGAAAGGTATACTGCTTTTCTTTCTCAGACCACTTAACTTCTCTTGACTCCACAAACGGCATAAGCCACTGCTTAGATACATCTATCAAAGCACCAGGAAGCGAAAGGTCCGCGTATGTCCTACGGAACAATATAGCTGAGTAACCTGGGATATCTACAAACTGCAGCGCACCCATAAGCTGTGCTATTGACTTACCGCCACCTGCAGCGCCACCATACAATATTTCCTTGGTATCATTCATCAGCAGAAATGCGCGCTGCTTAGGCGTCGGTTCATATGGTATATACTTTGTAAGACGCGGCGTAAGCAGCCTCTGAAGCTCTTCGGTGTTTACATTTGAAAAGTCCATTACGCATGTCTCCTTAAACGTTTAGCAGCCGAACAGCTGGCTGCTTTATTAATTATTTCTTAAAGCGAGATGCGAGGTCAGTAAGTTTAGACCAGCCATACATTGCTACATATGCTACAATGAAGCCACCAAATATGGCACCGACAACTTCGTACCATACAACATTGGCAGCCAAATAAGAGGTACCCGCAAAATATGCTAGCATAGTAAGCGCTACACTAAGCACTATAACTACTGCATCAGTAGGAATGTTTTTAAAGACACCCAGGCCCTTAATAAGCTCAGTAATAAGCGATACCAGCATTGCAAGGATACCTACAACGGCAAAACCATAGGTAGATACATACTCAAGCACTATTATCACCTCCACCTGCTGCACGAATTATAGAACGCCATTTGAAGATACGATTCATGCGTTCCTGGCTAAAGAACGGCTGTTCCATGAACCACTCGCGCCACTCGCGAGCACCTTTGGAAGAATTACACCTACCACAGGCAGGCACAATATTATCTTGTGTAGTTTCGCCGCCATCACTTACCGGTAGCAGATGGTCTCTTGTAAGACGCTCCCCCTTATGCATGGTGCGTCCACAATAAGCGCATTCACCACCGAAAAAGATAACGGTTTCCTTCCACTCCTGATGCGTGTATGTCACACTAGCTTCACCTCGCCGCTTCATGCCGCCGACAAAGTCACTATGCTTTTTCTTAGTAGCGTTCTCTCTGCGGCGAATATTGTAACAGGTTTTGCAGTCATCGCGGTACCTAGGCTGACCATTGGAGTCCTTACCATTACGCGGGAACTCTAAGATACTCTTTACGGTACCGCAAAAGCTGCAGCGTTTAGCCGTTATACGGCCGTGGGCATCTACAAAGCAGTCTGCCCTGTAGGTGCCCTTCATACGTTTATTTCGCATTCTTAAGATACCGGCGATACAGTATAATCGCGAACTGTAATGCTGTCTCTCACGTTACTCCACCTCGATACTAAGTTTAAGATTTTTCTTAAACTCTTCGAACAGAGCCTCCTTGTCAACCTCGGGGATGGCGGCGATAAGAGCCTTGCACATTCCCAGGTTGACTATCATGCATCTAAGCATGTCCTCAGTTACATACAGGCCGCGCTCGTCACCGTAGCCTTTGAAGCCGAGGTCTATAAGCTCCTGTGTCGCTGCTCTGTAACCTTTAGGGATATCTTCGATTGTTTTATAGCGTATCATGTTATCTTCCTCCTGTTCAGATTTCTTTTTAATGCCGAATGTCTTGACCAGCGCGGCCACGATGCCCTGTGCACACTTCTTCGAGAAGTCGTCCGTCAAGATTATGGGCACGTCTGTGGTGCTGTCCATAAAGCCAAACTCGCCGAGAATGGCGGGCATATTGGCCCTATAGATCACGGTAAAGTTTGCGATGGGCAGCGGTGTTGCTCTGTTGCCCTTGAGACCGGTGCGCTTGACGGTCTCATCATATACGGCGCGCTGGAGCGTGAGGCTTGTCTTGCTGGCGTTCTCTGCGGCGAATACGCAGATACCGCCCCCCTTGCCGCCGTTAACGCCCGCGTTGTGGTGAATACTTATAAAGGCTGCCGCGCCCGCTCTGTTGGCTCTGGCAGCGCGCTCTGAAAGCGACGGATCGGTCTTGCCGGTTCGGTCGTCACAGCGCATAACCTCACAGTCGTATGCCTTGAGCAGCGCCTCAACGTGCTCGGCCATGCGGGCGTTGAGGAAGCGCTCACGGGTCTCCTTCGGGTCAATGCTCTTCATGCACCGCTTGCCAGGGGTATTATTGTAATGCCCTGCATCCAATGCGATAATCATTTTCATTCCTCCTCCAAAAGTCCTGAATAGGCTTTATCGTCATCACCCATTTTTAACTCCTTAGCTTATAGTTGCCGTTCTGTATCTCTTGCTTAACAGCAGCAACATCGCTCTGCAGAGCCCACGCGCCGCTGACCTTCTTATAGATATTCTGCGCTTCAGCCCAGGCACCATTGACCTTGATGTACAAACCAGTTCCTGTGGCATTCTTTATCGCCTTTGCGTAGAGTGTTACATAAGTGACATCTGATGTATCGCCTACGAATTTTGGCGTCTTAACATATGCTGGGTTATCAGCAGAAGTCAATCTAGTACAAGCTTGATCAGCATACCAACCAGAAAAAGTATAACCTGGCATTACCTCGGCAGTAAACCTTGCTTCTTTTTCTTGAGAGACTGGTGTTGTTACGTCGGTAGATAATATTCCATCAACTATTACAGCATCACAATAACAAGGAGGGTTTCCTTTAACTGCTAAATATTCTTGATCTTCCGTAGGAAATGTTGTGTAATATGGCCACGCAGTTAAATCAACATTGTTACGACTAATATAAAGCACTGCCCCTTTACCATATTCGAGATATATGCTTATTGCATAACCGAATGGGCATTTTATCGAAGTAGTATGTTGATTATTAAATTGTGTCCCCTCTACAGAAGAACGATCATAAATCTTATTCTGGTCAATTTTATCAAACTCGCCGGTTTTTAAATACGAAATTTCAGTTTCTGTAAGTAGCGCATAATCATACGATATTATCTCGTTTTGATAGTTGTGATACCATTCTTTGCTGGTGGTTAACTTTATAGTATATCTTATTCTTCCAACTTTCGGATACAACGCAACATTCCCAGTTACACTATGCGTATATGGATTACTTTCGCTCACCAACTGTGTAAGTCCTTCATCACTGTACCATCCATACAGTTCCCATGTCTCATCCTCTGGAGTAAAGGTGAAGGTCACACTATCTCCATAATGCGCAGTGTTGGCACTTACAGTAGCTGTACCATGTTCTACGGCTCCAACACTAACGCTGTATGATATTTTTGTAGCCTTTGCGTATAAAGTAGTGTTCGATGTGATTGTAGCAGTATATGGGTTCGCAGTACTAACAAGCGTTGCATAGTTAGAATCTGAATACCATCCATCAAAAGTGCAATGTTCGCTAGGAGCTGCCGTAAAAGTGACACTATCTCCAGAAACTACGCTATCGTCACTTACAGAGGCACTTGCGATGTTTTCACCAGCTACTGCCGAACAATTGTAAATAACAGCATCAATAGTAGCTTTAGCATATAATGTAAGATCTGCTGCGGCTGTGATGCTATATGTTAAATTTGAGGAGACTAATTGTGTACAAGATTCATCACTATACCAGCCATCGAAATTCGCACCATTATACAATTCCGCGGAAAATGTAACAGTTTCACCCGCATATGGCGCTGCATTAGATACTGAAACATTCTTCACACCATTGCCAGCCTTACTCGCTGCACAAGAATATTGTGTGAAGTACGCAGTAATTGAAGTATCTCTAACACCTGCCGCATGGAAACCATTTGCAATTTTTACAACATAAACAGCTGATGTGTTTGATTTTGTAAAACTTCCAGAAACACTACCAGTATGCTCAGTTAAACTGGTATGAATTCTTTCAGTTGTAATAGCATTTTGTCCGGCAATTGCAACATTGATTGTATTTTTACTATTATTTAATGATGAAATTGTTTGCGCCCAGACATCAACTTTATGGGCTATTGCCGCCGCAGATGGAAATAAGATATCTCTACCAGCGTTATTCATCGTAAATGTAGCAGTTGTTGAACTACTACGCATTGTGATATACTTACCGCCAATTGCCGCGCCGTTCAAAGCACCGCCAGAAGTGGAGAAATATTGCTTTACATTATCCTCATTTATGTAAAGTTGGAATGATTTCGTTGTTGCCATTACTCATCACCAAACCTGTGTGATGTTGGAACGCCATCATCATTAAAAAAGTAAACTGTTAATGCATTTGGTTCGTCTTTGAAAGCCATCACTTGACGGTATTTGTCGCCGTCATAAAACCAAATTATTTTATTAGATAAAATATATTGTGCGATTTCATCAATCGTGCTCGTCTCTGTCAAAACAAGCATCATGTCACCGCCTGTTGCATCAGCAGCGGCATTAAAATTATGAAAAGTAAGTTCATTCATAAGCTATCACCCTAAAGCTAAATAAAGGTCGCCTTCTTCACCGAGACTGCCACTCGGCTCGCCGCTGCCGGTGTAGACCGAAGCAAACGTCACATTGCCCGTGACCTGATTACCGCTTTTGTCATGAGCAGTATAACCTGCGAGCATTTTATCTGCTGTAACCGTGTCCTCAGTTAAATCTACAAGCACGCTTGTGCCGTATACGACTTTATTAACCGCCATAGTTACGCACCGGCAATTGTGACAGTCTTGCCACCAGCTGAGTTGTCACTTTCAGTATAGGGTATAGCGTTAACAGTTACAGTGGCAAGGTAGTCATACCCTACATCAGGCTGCACAGAAAAAGACTCCATACCAGGCGTAACAGTCTTTGACTGCGCCTTAACACCACTTGCAGGAGCCAGCGTGCCAGTGACGCCAAGAATTGTAACGCCTTCCTTAATATTTGCTTCGATGATCTTTGACTGCTCAGTGGCGTCAATGCTAACCTTGCCACTGCCATCATGAAAACCGGTAGGTATTGTGAACTGCTCAGCTTTAGTAGTGATCGTACCAGTTACAGCGCCTTTATTAGGCATAGTACCTGTAAGCTTGGTGCCCCTCGCATAGGCTGTTTTACCCTCAAGCATCTCTGCTACTGCAACAGTGGCGTCAGTGGAGTTTACGTCAAAAGTACATGTACCAGTGATGGGCGCGCCACTCTTATCATGCGCAGTGAAACCGCTCAGCACCTTATCGGCAGTAACGGTATCGCCGGTTAGGTCTATCAGCACGTTACTACCATATACTACCTTATTTACATATTTGCCAGCCATGTTAACCTCCTTATATTTCAGCTATGATAGCCGTATATCCATCTTGTTCGTTTGATACCTCGTAGTAAGGTATTGCCAGTACAGTCATATCGTTCAGCATAAGTTTATTTTTAGTGTCCAGTACCTTAGCATCTACTGCCGGAGTTACTTCGTATTCTCCATCGTACACGTCGGCTGTAACCGATATAGGCCTCTGAACCCTAGCAGCAAGCTTTATGGCACTATTCACAATAGTACCATGTAGCACAGCTTTAGGTACCACAGTGCCGCGTAGCGTACCATACTGGCTTGTTGCGGTACCTACAAGCATTACGTGGTCACCTCCGTAAGTATCTCAAAACACGTGGGCTCTATAACAGTATACACCTCACCAGACGAAGTGGTGAGCTGTACATCATACTTGTACTTACCAAACTCGCACTGATGCGTATCTTCAGGCTTTATATGAAATATATCGGTGCCTTTAATAGTTTTTTGGAAGCAAACCTCAGCATCCTTAACAGTACGCTTTACTGAGAGAACAAGTGTGTCATCTTCTGCAACTATGTAAGGCTCTAAGGTGACGTCATTTACAATAGGCACCTGTAGATATGCGGTGTCGCCGCGGGTAAGCCTCACGGTATTATCAGCTTCTACATAAAGCATATGCTTGCCTCCTTCCTATCAGGGTTATACAGTCATTTAGCTCGCCTCCGTTGAGTTGCAATCACGCGTAGTAGCTCCAACGCTCTACGCCGTTCTCACTCATGCACATAATTCCTCCCACAAAAGCGCTCTCCTTGCTGTCGTACCAGTACCCAGCGAAAAAGAGGGCTGCCATCTCTTTTCCATTAACTGTCGCCGTCTGGATGCGCGCCAACGGACCAGCGATAACGCGCTGGGTGCCATTGCCAGAAGTATCTGCGACTGAATATTGCGCAAAAACGAGCTGTGTGTGTGCAGCGGCAATAATCTCGGCAACAGTTTTATCGGCGACCAGTGAGCCATCTTCTGGGCTGTTGGTGATGTTAACAATTAACACGCCTACGCCTCCGCTTCCGCTTGGGCTGCCTCCGCCGCTTGAGCCGCCAGCGAGCTTCTTAGGCCCACCGTAGCAATCTACAGCATAGACGTCACCTGTGCTGTCGTCTTGTGCTAACTTAACTCCTTTAAGTATATTAAGCATGTGCTCACCTCCTCCAAGTGTACTTCTGACTGTTTAAATCACACGTTTTCTACCGTGTTATCAGGATGTATTTTATATGTGTTCCCGCCTACTGCGGCTTCTTCACACTCAATATGTTCGTCGGCATATACATAATATACACCACTCATAATTCTGGTCTGTGCTGCTTCGCCTGGAACTACCATGTGGCTTACGCCTAGCACCGGCTGTGATGCCAGCAGTTTTTCTTTGATATCGCTATAACTGCCTGAAGCAAGAGAAAAGCTGCCGTCAGTCGCGTCCATAGTGATTATAAAATCAAAGCCACCGCTGCTGCTTGAGCCGCCGCCGGTAAGCTTCTTAGGGCTATCCGCACAATCTACAGCGTATACGTCACCAGTGCTGTCATCTTGCGCTAACTTAACTCCCTTAAGTATATTAAGCATACGCTTATTCCTCCTTAGCTACAAACTCTCTTGTTGTCTTGGTCTCAGTAGTCTCTCTAACACCTATCTGAGTCACGTTCCCGAGCGCGCCAGCCTGCAGAAGTATCTGCACCACCTCAGTCAGGTCATTGCCCTTCGTCGGGCTGCGCTTCAGCTCAGGGTTATCCATGTCCTTGTTAATGTCGCTGAGCAGCGTCGCCTGGTCAATGCTATCTACACGTGCCTTCCTCTCCAGGTCAGCGGAGATGCGAGCCAGCGACGCGATGTCGCTGGGCTTAAGCGACTCGGGGACGATGCTGTCAATCGCCGAGCTCAACTTCTCGTTAAGTCGCTGCGCCATCGATATGTGCTGGGCGTTCATGCTCAATATCTCGCTGCGGCGCTGCGCCAATGTAATCCTGTCACACTCCGTTATCCACGCCTGCATCCTAGTGGGGAACGACCATCTACGAGCAATCTTACTGACCACGGTGTAGGTGGTGCCGAGCTGCTTCGCCACGTCGCCGTACGTCGGCTTCTTCCCAGGATACGAGTCGCGGTAGCACTGCCACACCGTGTACTCCCACTGGGTCTCACCTGGCTGCTGGAGCCAAATCTCCAGACCGGCATCCGCCGCCTGAGCAACCCAGTCCTGTGCCTGAGTGACTCTTAAATATGAATATCTACTATTTTCAGCTTTCGCGCAATCTACACACATGTGCCGGTCACGCTTGTCAGCCGGTTTGGTCTGGCCGCATTTCGGGCACACAAGCATTTCTACTAGTTCTTGAGACACAAAAATCGCCTCCCTAATTATATTATATGCTATTATGCGCAAATTCAGAGCCCTCACTCCCTGCGTGTACGTAATTATAATAGTATAAATACCCAAGGTGACTCCCACGGACTCGCTACGCGTATCGAGGTATTATCTACAAGTGTTCTGGGCCCTCCCTTGTTTATTAGGTTATTTTATTATATAGTATCGCATAATTATAAGTTACAGAATTGCCCAGTTAGCTAAGTAAGGCCGCGGCGCTGCAATTTTTGGACTATATAGCTCTGTGGCGCGGGGTATCTACACCCTGGGCCGCCATGTCCTGTGATTTTTGGACTTGTGCGGCTTTGTTTCTTATACTCTATGATATTTGGATATTTAGATATTTGGACACTTGTATACTTTTACCATGGATTTTATAGATTCTGCGCCACCGCGCCAAGGGCTGGCCCAAATTGTTACAAATCTGCTACAATTTTTGGACTTTGTAGCAATTCTGTAGCAGTTGGTAGGAATTTTGTAGCATTTTGGTAGGACTTTTGTTCCTAGTCATTTTATATAGAAAAATGAGTGGAAAGACTCAACTTTCTGTGACTTTTCACTATTTACAAATTGGGAGTTATTTGGTATAATTAATTTAGAAAGTGAGTAATGAATAAACTTTCAATTGGTCCTTGAAAATTGAATATTTGAAAAAGTTACAAGCTTTCAACAAATCTATTAAAAAAAAGGAAGGTACAAAAAATGACAAATCTCAACAACGTTGAAGCAAAAGCAGTGGAGCTGGGCAATGACTTGCTAAAGGTGCAGTCCGAGCTGAAGCGGATTCAGTCCGTAAAATGCCGCCTTAAAAAGCAGAGAGGCAAGAGCACCTACCAGGCTGAGATGGCAGCGGTCCTCGCTGAGGAGCAGCTCTTGAAAGACGTCCGTCAGCTCCTCAACCCTAAGGAAAAGACTGTGACGACCTTTGAGCAAGAGGATGTGGAAAATCTTGATTATGATGAGACCATCAAAGCAATCAAGAGCATCCAGTCCAAAAAGACCCTGACTCGCTGGTTGACCACTGAAGAGGGCAACAATGATGAGTTCAGAAATGCTTGCAGAATCGAAAAGATGCTGCTCGAGCACAAAGCCAAAATCAAGCCGGTCGATGAAACGACCATCCGCAAGACCGACCTTGAAACGGTGATCGAAACAATCGAAAGCTCGGGCGAGCTGAGCACAGCCCGAATTGTAGAAATGCTGAAGGGCCTCCTCTGAGAGGCCCTTGCAAAAAGAAGCCCGGCCACCACGGCCGGGCGGCTCGGGGCCGGGGCGACCTGGCCCCGCCCAAAAGACACCCGAACGCCACGGCGGGTATAAACAAAAATCGCGAGGGGGAGGTAGGCACTCTTGTGCCAAATCTTTAACAATGCTGCGGCCACGGCCAGCCAGCACTGCACTGCACTGCGACTAAAAGCAGCCACAGTTAACCAGCGCTGCACTGCGCTGCGACTAAAAGCAGTCACGGTTACCCTACGCAGCGCAGCGCTGCGGCTAAAAGCTGCTACAGTCAGCCAGGATCGCACTGCATTAATAAAGAGCAGCTTCAGCCCTACAGTGCTGCGCCGCGGCTAAAAGCAGCCAAGGCCAGCCAGCGCCACACCGCCACGGCGTCATAAGTTAACCGCGGTCGTTAGACCGCGGTAATATTCAATCTTCCCAGTACTCAGGGTCAATCAGCGCCTGGCCATATATGTTGTACCACTGGCCACAGTTGCCGCACTGACACGCGCCCATGTATTGGTCTTCAAGAAGGACGTGCGCGCCACAGGCACACTGACCAACTGCCGGTTCTACAATGCGGTATGTCTGTACGTCGATGTACGGTGGCTCATACTTGCCTGATGTATCGGCCAAGCACTTCCTGTAGTTGTCCTTAGCGCAGTCATTAAGGTCAGGAAATACATTGCCTTCGCGGTCGCACGGAAATGAGAAGCCGCAGTAGGGCTGACCAACCAGGTCAAAGTTAAGACTAAACGATTTTTCGGTTCTGACAGTGCGTTCTTTGATAATTTTCATTGTGTAGCTCCTTTCAGCCATGCTTGATGCAGTAGATGAGGAATTTGATGAGGCCTGCACACGCTAAGATTGTGAGGACCGCCCAGCTGATAACCATTTCCCAAGTTGCGATGTTGTCCATAATTTATCTCCTTTCAGTATGAAGAAAGCCGCGGTGTGTACACGCTGCGCTCCCGTCTATATTACTATTATACCACACTATAAGCAGTTTGTATTCAGTTCCAAATAATATTTTTTCCAGCTGCAATCTACTAGCTCGCAGCCATAGTCAGCGCGAGCAAAGCTGTGCCGCAAGTTTTGCAGTCATGGTCAAACTGTACTGTACTGCGGCTAAAAGCCGCTACGGTTAGCAGATACCACACCGCATCACAAACGCTCAGTTTCAGTTAAGCCACACCGCACCGCGGCTAAAAGCAGTCTCAGCTCATCAACGCTGCGCCGCATCAACAAACAAAAATAATCGCGGGTGTTAGCCCGCGATTATTAATTGCCCTTATCTAACCACTGGTAGATATAGTAGCTGGTTGTACGTCTGTCTGGTTCACCGTAGTAGTAGTCAACTACGCGTGGCGCACCGAGGATGCTTGGCTCCTCAAAGATAATAGTTTGGTCGTATGTTTTATTTTCATAAGCATCTACCACTTGGGCTGTGTAGAATTGCCGGCCCTCTATTGTTATACTATGATTTTTATTTGGTGTATAATCTTTTGACGGCCATACCTGATAGCCGTTGGTCGTAACAGTGGCGCCGTGCTCTTTATGCCATGTGACGACCTCTTCATCAAGCGTGCTGCAAAGTTCCGCAGGCAGCCGGTCGACTGTTAGTTCCGTTATGATGCCAAAATTATCGTAGTCATTCTTGTAGTGCTCAAACTCACAGTACTTGAACAGTGTAAACTTTTCATCGTCCATTGTGTATACAGGATTATCCCAGCAAGGCTCACATGTGAGTGTGTCATAGATATGCGTTTCAATGACAACATCATTATAATCCAGACCGTCGGGTAGGTCGTTTGTAATGATATCAAACGACTGCCAAGTGAGTGCATCGTCACTGCAAACCACATACCGTGTTGCCTGAGCTGCACGGTCATGCACTGTGAAGATGGACACCATGCAGTATCCCCCTGTGTTTTGGTAATCGCGGTTTGTTATAGTATAGTTTTTAGCCATAGTATTGCTCCTTTCAAATTTGTGGCCATAACTTGGCCTAATTATATTATACCATACTTTATGTAGTTTGTGCTCAGTTCCCAAAATATTCTTTTCAACTGCGCAGCTGCGACCGAACGGATTGACGTGGCACTTCGCAGCCTTGGCCTGACGGCGTAGCTGCGCGGCTAAAAGCAGCCTCAGTCTGCCAGGGCCTCTGCGACACCGTGCAGTTATCAAAAATATTTTAGAAAACTGACGCCAAACTGCATCATTTATGTTATAATATAATTAAGCTACAGGTCGGTTACTAAACTGAGTAGCTGAATACGACTAAAGGAGACGAAAGTAAACATGGACGCATACGACGTAATTGATGAACTGAGCAAGGAATATGGTAGTTATCTACTACTCGCCGCATACATCAAGCGGGAGCAAAAATGCAGTGCAAGAGTAGCTTGTGACCGGGCATATGAACTGGATAGCATACTTGAACGCCAGCTGCTTGACACATATGCTGAGATTGAGTAGGAGGACTTCGATAGTCCAGAGGCAATCGATGGAGCAAGACTTGATGATATGAACTATCTGCACTACACCGAACGGTAATAATACGCCGACTTAAGTCGGCGTATTATTATTGCGCTTAAGCGCCGCCGCAGTCAGTCTGTGTTTAGTGGCATTGAGCGTGGAGGCTGTGGCTATAACCGGACGGAGCAGTGCTTATCTACTAGTTTGCAGCCATAGCCAGACGGAGCAGTGCTTATCTACAAGTTCGCGGACATGGCCAGCGTGAGCAACACTGAGTGAAGCGTCATTCAGTTCAGCCAAGCAGTAATCGCAGTAAAAGCAGTATATAACGGACGCCGCTAGATAGCGGCGTCCGGTACGTACATCAAAAGTTACTGCTGGGACAACTCGCTGATGCGGGCAAGCAGCTCCTTGGCGTCTGCAGCCTTGAGGTGCTCGATATCTACACCCTCGAGCACGTCCGCCAGAGCGTCCTTCGTAGTGTCAACCTCCACCACAGTGCTGCTGCGACCGCCGACACGCAGTCCCTTAAGCATGCTCTCAACAGTCAGGAGCTGCTGCCACGCCTCACTGGACTCATCAAAGTCGGCCTTCGACTTCATGATTGACTTCTTGGACTGGATGTTGCGGATTTCCTTGCGCAGCTGCACCTGGTCGGCAGACAGAGCGTCAAGCTGCTCGGCGGTGAACTCTACAGAGCCGCGGCGCTTAGCACCACCTGCCTGCTTGGGCTTGTTGTACAGCTCACGCAGGATGTCCTCGGCGATCGCCGCCGTCATCAGGGTCTTGTAGTTGTCGAGAGTCATAGCCTTGCCCTTAGCGCGGGAGCGCTTTGACTGCTGCGACTTAAGCATGCTCTCGACGGTGTCCTCGTCGAGGAAGCGGAGCGGGTCATCGCTCTCGATGTCTACAAGCGGCTTGAGCTCGTCGATGAGCTTGTCGAGCTCTGCGGAGTCCGTGGCGCTAAGCGCGATGCGGTCACGGTAGTTCTCGATGTCAGCCTCCATGCGGCGAATGGCACAAGAGGCGCCAGCAGATGCAACCTGCGTCAGCGCCGCGGTGCCGGCCAGAGTGCGTGCGTTAGTGGTGGTCTCGATGTTGGTTCCAAACAGTTCGTTGATAGACATTGTAGTCTCCTTTCAGTATGCCACACTATGCAGTGGCCTGCGTATTGTATAGTCCGCGTTGGCCCGCGGACCGCAATGGCCGCGTTAACCTCAGCTTCTATTATAATTATAACATATCCACTCGCAAATGTATTCAGTTTTGGAAAAATCAGTACCGACACTGCGTGGTTTTCACTTTCCATGTAGCCTAGCTTCGTGACGTCCTTTTCGTCAACTCGCCGCGGCGCCGCTATCTACTAGCTGGCGGACTCAGCCAAACGGGCGAAAGCAACGCCGCGGCGCAGTGACCCCGGATTTTGTAAGACTATGCGACGCTGCGAGGCCTACAGGGCTTCGTGCGTTACATCGCCGCGGCGACTGAAAGACCATAACTATAACCCGTGCGTCACAGCGCCACAGCACTGATTGGGCTTGAAAGGTATCTACACAGCACTCCGTCGGGCCAGCGGATGTTTTGGATCTCGCCGCTGCAGCGCGGCGCCGGACCTGGTAAAAATCTACCAGATGTACCAGTCTTTATAATTATTTACAGTGCTAACGGCATATAGTACTTAGTCTTTCCACGGTAATAAATAGTAAATATAGATAGAAATATATATA